CCAACTAGTGAACTATAATGTGTAATATTATTGCTATCAATAAATTTAATATAATTAGAACCACCATCCCAATATGAAATATAAACATCAATATTCTGTGAACCCAAATTTGATGTAGTTCCTGTTAAAGTATCTAAATAACTCAACGGAAAACCACTAGAAGAAATTGATCCATCATTTACCATAACATTCTCAATCAATGGTATGCTAGCATTATTTGTTACAGCAACAATAGCCTTTGTTGGTGTCGTACTAGGTGTTCTAGAAAATGATATCGTAGGTGATGGTGTTGGTGTTATAGATCGTGACGGAAACGGTGTTTTACTTAAAGATGTGGTAGGTGATGGTGATGGTAATATTGTACTACAATTAACCACGTCATTTATATAACCATCAATCATTATTTGTACAGCATATTCAATAGTACTACTTTTTGTGTAATACCAGCGTTGATCACCCTGGAAAGGATACAACAACGCAGCATCACTATATGCATAATAACCAATAATAGGTGAAGATGTTGTCATATAAATTGTATCATCAGGTGCATTCATAGATGCACAAGCACCATCACTAGAAGCATGTGTGGTGTGTGTCACAATATCATATTGATATACACCAGCCCCACTTGGTGTTGGTGTTGATGCACTCGGAGTGATACTTGGTGAAGGTGTTGAACCCGATGCACAATACACAGTTTCCCAATTACTTTCACCAAAATCATTACAATTATCTGTTCGTAATCCCTTAGCCCTATCGAGACACCATGTATTCATTCGTGTTTCATGTGTGGAAACATCACCAAATCTAATTCTATCATAAAATTTATACATCACCCAAGCTGTCGGATAACCAGTGTCAATACCCTTACAAAAACCATAATTTGACAAATCACATAAACCATTTACAAACACATCTTCTATTGTTGTTATTCTATAACGGCGTGCTGTTGGATTTGTTTGTGATGTAATTTTAGTAAGACGATATGCAATTAAAAGCCCTTCATACCTACAAGATGTAACATTTGATCCGGTAGGTATAACTCTATTTTTTGTCTGTGTTAACATAGTTATTACAGAATTAACCATCTGATAACTATTATCACATTGTGTTGGTGTTATATTGTTTGTTGGAATTACAAACACAATATTCATTGTTTTATTAACTGAATTAAACACTACAGGTGCTGTTCTAAAGAAACACCAATCAATATCAACATAGTCATCACCACATGACGAAGCTATTCTCGACATTATTCTATAATAACCATAATAACTCACATTCGTATCGGGATATGATGCCCACGCAGCCCATTCTGTAGAACCAGTTATTTGTGAATAATCACTTTGTGCATCATTAAAATCAGCAATATCACTAAATGTAAATGTTATTGATGTTGTGTCTTTTGTGATTGTAATTGTTTGCCCCGCAGCCATATTCATACAGGTATTATATCCTGTGTTATATATTACTAAAGAATAGGCAGATGATATTTTCCAAGGACATAATATTCCAATTTGTGTATTTTCAAATCCACCAATAGAATTTCCAGATGAAAGAATATTAGATGTTATGTATCTATGCATCCATGGAGTATTTGGATTCGTTCTGTCTGGTAGTGTATAACCTGATAACGTGTTATAATAAACAATATAATTACATTCAGGATCTCCCGAATAAACCATTATCGGTGTTGAATTTATTTTATTTACATCACTACTAAGATTATAATCACATGACAACACATCAAGTTCGTCAACACAATCAAGTCTAAGTCTCCAGTTCGTGTTTATTTTGTCTGGTTCAAATACACTACCAATAATTTCAAATTTTAAATAATCACCGTTAGTCCACGTAAAATCTGTCATTTTAAAAACAAATCTTAATGGATTACAATTTGAATAATTTATATATGCAATTCGAGGATTTGTTGGATAATTAACTGGATACAAACCACCACCATTCCAAGACATACCACTATAAATTGATGTTCTTAAATACACATAAGTAGTTAAATGAGTACTACCCGTATAATATAAACCATGAACCCAATTTTCAATTAAAGTTCCATTTGGATTGTTTGTTGTACAATAATATATTTTTAATTGTTCAGAAACTTCAAAACCAAAAAATTCAACCGCCATATATTTGGTATCATTATATAATTGATATGTGAATATTCTTGATTTATTTAATCCACCATCATTTTTGTTTTCATAAATTAAATTAAACGGATAAACATTATCTGGATCAACACCATATGTACTATCACATGTTATTGGTGTAATAACCACTGACGGTAAGCAAGTTAATAAATCCGAACTTAATCTATTTCCGGATTCATAAGTTGGTGTATAGGTGTATCCACCAATTAATATCTTTCTTATCACCGGATATAACGTTCCTGACTCGACAATTTCATCAACAAATGGATGTTCTCTTTGAATTGCAACATCATACTCATAACGTGAACCCGTCGTAAAGACTACAGTTCCTGAAGTCGAATTCAATCTCCATTCAACCATATAATCTGTTGGTGTTGTTGTTCCTGTTAAAACACCAGCACTTAAAAAAGAACCACCACTAACACCATTTAACCCTAAACTATATGTACCACAAGCAGTGTACATCGGTATTGTCGCACTCGGTGTTCTACTAATTGTTATACTTGGTGTCCTTGTTGGTGTTCTACTAATTGAAATACTAGGCGTGACAGATGGTACTTGCGATAATGAAACACTAATAGTAGGTGTTGGTGTTCTACTAACTGAAATACTAGGTGTTCTGGTTGGTGTTCTACTAACTGAAATACTAGGACTAACACTTATTGATGGTGTTATAGATACACCAGGAGTATTCGATACTGATATAGTTGGCGTTCTACTAACCGAAATACTAGGTGTTATAGTTGGCGTTCTACTAACCGAAATACTTGGCGTGACGGATGGAACACCACTAAACGTAACACTAGGTGTTATTGTTGGCGTTCTACTAACCGAAATACTTGGCGTGACGGATGGAACACCACTAAACGTAACACTAGGTGTTACCGTTGGTGTTGCTGAAAGAACTAGTGATGCACTTGGTGTGCTCGTTACTGATAAAGTAGATGAAACTATTACGGGTGTTGTAGTTGGTGTTCTAGTCACCATCGGTGTATTTGACGGACTTATTACTGGAGTTGCTGAAGGTGTTGGTGGAATGCCATTATAACACCACCCAGTAAACGTTGATGGTCTATTTGTTAAACTATTTAATGGATGGTCCTCATCAACACCACGAGCAGAATCTATACAGTACTGACGTAATTGAAAATCAAAAATGGTGATATCTTCTTTAACATACGATACAATTATTTTATCATCACCAGTTAACATACCATCAAATAACACAACATTACTCGTATCTTCGTGTGTATTTAATTGATAATAAATGTCATGAACATCACAATTAGTAAATTCAACTGATGTTACTTTAATTGGAAAGCCTGTTTCAGTAATCAAATATTCTGCGCTTGTTGAACCACTTACTTCTACGTACAAATCTTCGGGATATTTAAAAAGAAACGATGGACGAACACATTCGATTACACTATAAACCAAAACTTTACTTGTTGGTAAAACCTTAAATTTATTATTAATTAAATACGTTTTAATTGAGCTAAAACATACAATATTTTCAATACTAACAAAACGATAGTCAAAAGCAAATTGATAACCATTAACAGGGGCTAGTTGAAACTGTGACGCGGTAAGTTCTGACGCGGATTTTAATGTCATTGATAATAATGTATCACCGCTCACAATATTTTCAACTAACTCTTCGATAATATTACCATTACTTATCGCTACTTCAAGTTCTTGGTATGTAGTAGGTACACCACCACCATTCACCTTTAACACATATGTACCTTTTTTTAGTCCGTAATCATAACTTGGCCGATATTCAACTTTTGGCCATGCCGTAAATCCACTCAAAGTATCCGTCCAGTCTGTAACAACGTATTGTAATCCGTTAATTTTCAAGTGAACTTCGGTGTTTGCCGCATCTGATAAAATTAATTCATGTGAACTTGTCTCACTAAAACCACTAATCGAATAACTACATTCAGATTGCATCGGAAGAACATTAATGGGTTCATCACAATTAAATTGTATATATGCCGGCATACTATTGCCACTTTCATCACCCACAATTGTTGGTATATAGCCATATATGTTTGTTAATATGTTAATATCAGTATATAACTCACAATTACTATCACCACTAAAAATTAATGTGTTAATAGGTTCAACTCTTGCCTCCATATTGGTTTCATCATGATATAAGCCATATGATGGTGTAAAGTAATAATCAAACGATTCGATTATACGAGTGTTATCTTTTGGTGTGACAGTAAATGCGACGTATTCTACATTATCCGGTGTATTGCAATACACTGCAGTTACCGTATATTCACTATTTTCATCGGTACTTATTTCTTCGACTAACGTATTAACTATATCTTTCCACTCATCTCGCATATTTTCAATTGCGTTAATCTCACTAAATAAAGTACTTCCCACATAATCACATATAAGAGGTATTGATTCTGTTGTTGGTGTTAACCTTGTACACGGACTTGTTGGTGTAAATCCGGTGAATGTTCTTAAATTACCTGTTTGTCTACTATAAACAGTTCCATTAATCTCTAATGTAATTGTATATGAAACACCATAAAACGATGTTAAACCCCTAAAATAACTTTCATAACTAGTATTATCTACAGTTCCACCGCCTATAAATGTTCTTAGATCTTCAACGATTACTGTTTCAAAATCAGGATATAAAACTTCAATATATGCTGTCGACCCCACTGGTCTTTTATGTTTGTATTTTGATCTATTGAATATACTATTTTCAATTAAATTTCCACCCAGCCATAATGTTGTTGCAGGAATAAATTGTTCGATAATATCAACCCAATATGGACTTAATCTGTTAATAAATTCATTTACCGAAATATAGTTATATGGTGTAAATAATATTCGGTATTGGTTCTGATAAGCCCAATATACTCTCAATAGACTATCATATGTATTCTGATATTTAACAACATGGGAATTACTTATAATGTCATTTGTTACATTACTCAAAAATTCAGCAAATGTTACCCCTGTTTGTGGTGTTAACACACCAAAATTCAACATTAAATCTCTGGATTTTCGATATATGTCATAATCAATTGCTCTATCGGCAGACAAAAACACATTAACATTTTTTCTATTTAATGTTAACCTTGATATTGCCTCATCATCTACTAACTCAATTTTTTTATTATCAACATTGGAAACTAACGAATACCCATAATTTAATCCTGGAAGTTGTCTATAAACATCGAAATAATCTTCCCCATATGTAAATGGGGTGGGTTTGGTTTTAATTACTTTGGTTCGTCCAGTTAAATTGGAATTATCATAATCAATCACCTCTGATGATCTGTGATGTAGTGTTCGTTTATACCACCCCGCACCTTTTTGAAAAAACATCGAGCCATCAGGATATTCAATACCTCTTGGAAATCCAGTGTCTTCATCAACCGGATATTTGTCTCTCGTTAATCTCGTCTCACCCGAAAACCGCGTTAATGTATAACCAGAAAGATTTTCATCCCATGTCATCACACTAGACGACACCTGACTCTGAATTACATTTCTAATATCGTCTTCGATTGTTTGCGATGGAAGTGATCCATCAACTTTATAAACATATTCATCCAATCTAATCATTGGCTCCGGTGCACCAATAAATTTTAAGAAAAATTCAATTGCTGTTCTAGTTCCTTTTGATTTATAAAGAAACGCCAGATTAACTAATATTCTTCTATAAAATTCATATTCGGCCTCAATCAAATTAGTTCCTAATGAAACACCATCATATTGAGTGTCGTGTCGCGTATAAAGTGACTCTTCAAGTGTTTTTTCAGTGAATAAATTTATTGTTGATAATCCTAATGTTTCAGCTAGGTTTTTTAATAAAATATCAGGAACATTATTGATACCATCGTAGCTTACATTTCTCATATACGCAATGTTATCAATAAATTTTTTCACATTATCAAATGCCCGACCATAAATTTGGAAAACGGCTTCGATTTTTTTATCATCCGTATCAAATTCATATAATTGAGGTGATGTTAAAAATCTAACAATTAAATTAGATTTATAATTATCGACTTCATCAGCCAAAGAACTTATCTTATCTATATAATAATCAAATAATAAACCAACAATTGATATGTTCCAACCGTCATTAGATATTGGCCAATTTACATTTATAGTAACAGTTTCAGTTGATGAACCATCACTACTATCCCTTGGTACATTAAACGCAGCAGTAAATTTTGGATTTGTTTCTCTATTAATTAAAACCCGCTCAAGATCATCTAATTGTTCATAAAAATTTTCAACAATTCCATCTGTTGGCCTAATAAGATAGTTTTTGGTAAATGCAGAATATCCATTAAAACAATTACCATCAACCCTTAATGTTATTCTATTATTTGAATCGGGTTCAGAATACGATATAATATTAAAAGTTTCACCAGTTAAATCAATAACATACTTTGTAAAGGAAGAATAAAAATTACGTATATTGTTATCTGTTTCTGGTAAAATACCACTTTTTGGTGTTTTTAATATAATTTCTAAAGGATTATATATTAATTTATATGGAACATCAAATTCGGTTGTGTTTGTTTGACTTGAATATACTATATTCTCTGCAGTATAATTAACACCACCAATAAATGTTGAATTAACCTGTATTGCTGCCGGATACTTAGAAATAATATTATTAATAGCGACCCTAATTCTCTGTTTTAATGAACCATAAAGTGAACGATCTGCATTCTTTTTGTCATTATTAAATTTGATTTCTTTTTTTGTGTTATCAAAATCCTCAATAACATGCTTTTCGTCAACAATATCATCAAGTGTTAAAAAATCAGAAAATGGTTGTGTTCGAAATTCTTTAGTATTACGTTCAGGTATGGTTTTTTCAATAGTAAAATTAGTACCTGTCATTAGGCTTGAACCTTCGGTAATTTGACGACCAACTAAATCGTCACTAAATGAATCCGCGCCGCTTGCGGCTTGACTAGGTACTTTGTAACGTGCCATTATTCTGTAATTGTATCAAAATTTAATGATTCATCAATATCATCTCTTTTTTCTCTAATTTCGTATAATGTTTCATTAAATTCGTCTTTAATTTCGTATAAATTAAATTGTTTATAAATATTATTATTCTTATCATAAATGGTATAAATACCACTTGACATAGCCTTGCTCTGATTACCATAAAGAGCATACGCCAACGTTGAAATATCATGTTCAACCATCTCAATTTCAATCGTTGTCGGATTAAAATATGTATTAGATATAATAATCGTTTGATTTGGTTGGCCAATATACGGTACTGTTGTCGGTCTTGTTGATGGGGCTGCACTTGGTGTTATTGTTAAAAACATCAGATTCGTTGCATTATCAGAATACCTATACCGAATAGCTTTTTGACTTGTATTTACCAAATTAGTTGTAATTGGTTCACAATAAAAATTCGATGTTATCATTCGATAAAAATTAGGAATTTTTTTATTATCTGTTGGATTAATATATTCTATACGATAACCAACAAGATTTTGTGGTGAAAATTTATTTCTATCTGACGTAACAACATTAGACAAATCAATTATAAGACCCCTAACCGATGGTAATGATGCTAACACACCACAATCGCTAATAATAGTTCTGATTTGTTTTGGTCTTAAATGTAATGTATAGTATCCCAAATCAGAAAAATCTTCGGACTCTAATTTTAAATTATACATACCACCTAGAATTTCCACATCTGCAACAGGTGGCCGATCGGATTCAGATGATAATGCCGTTTCTGCATTATGAAAAACAGGTGTTAAAATTGACGTTGCGTTCAATGTTCTTAATGTAACAGGTGAACTAGTTTTTCTATCGGGTGTAAAATGATATAAAATTTCTACATCTTCTGGCGATACGTCAGCCGCCCTTATTGTCCCATAAGATCCAATTGCCATTTCTATCTCTTTTATTTATATAAATATGAAATTATTGATTTTTCACTTTAAAAAAGCCACCCCCATATATTTCTAATTCACCAACGTTATCAATTTCACCAAGTCTAAGATTCCGCTCCATAACACCAAGTTTACCCCTTTCCACAAAAATATCAGAATATATCGCTGGCTGATCAAGAAAACCAATTAAATGTTCATTTCTAGTTATCATTCCATTGTATACCTCTTCATGATTATAATCCGATGTGTTTCCCGTTATATATGTGTACCCATCAGGATAATCCATATAATATAATCCATCAATGGTATATCCCGTATATTCAGAAGTAATTGTTATACCACTATAAGCAGATAAGCCATATAATTTAAATTCATCAATTCGACTTTTTCCTATTGCAATAAAAGATATTATTGTATCATTTGTGTTACCAGTTAACGTAGTGTAATCCTGTAAATAATCTTGAGTTTCAATGATTAATGGATTAGAATAGGGTATTTCGAATTGTAATGTACCTAGATCTGTAGGCATTATTGCTCCGTTAAATGGTACCTCAATTGTTCGTTTTAATTTCTCTATTTTCCATGGTGAGTCAATGGTAATTTCAATAACATAATTACCAGGAACATCATATGTGTGTGTAACATTTGGTAATACTGTATCATAAATTGTTGGTGATAATAAATTACTATCAGGTTCACCATCTCCCCACGAAATCGTATATATGGAATCAACTAGTGTATTTAATTTATTTGTGTTAACCGTATTGTAAATGGTAATTGTTTGATTATTTATGGTATATGTAAAATTAGAAAATTGTTCAACCTGTTCAATTTCTCCATCAAAACCAACCATAATACCCATTTCATCAATTGTATCTACTAAAAATATTGGTATTTGATAACTATCATATGCTTGTGATTTATTAATTGTTATCCATGTATTTCCAGACCACATATACCAACCAATCTGTACAGTACCCTTTATATTATAAATGACATCACCATTTTGAGGTGCCAAATTTGTACCACCAGACCACGGAATTAAATTGTGATTTGAATCATACCAATTTTGACTATCCAGTGACACCAATTCAACTTCGGGTATTGTCTTTCTTAATATTTGATATACTTCTTTTTTCATTTTTATATTAAAGATTTTGTGTAATATCCGTAGGCATAAAATGATACTGGTTGATTGTCTAAACCTATTCTTTCTTCACTAGTATTTCCAGAATAAATAATATACGAATAATCATTTTTATCTACCACCATTCTATGATAAATGTCTGTAGATTCGTTTACAATATCATAATATGATTTAGGTGAATTCAAAAAACTTAATATCGTACCATCTATAGCATTATAATATTTTGCTGTTACGTAAAAAGTATCACCTTTATAAATTGAACCCTTCAAAACTGTATCATCTTGAAACCAGAATAAAAACATATTTTCTTTATTTCTATAATTGTTTCCTGTAAAAATTGGTAAATAAATCTCCCGGCCTATTGGTGTATAAAACACTTTTTCACCTAATGGAATTGGTAGATGTTTTGTGAAAACTAATTTCCTATTATTGCTATCAATAATCTCACCACTCGGTGCTTTATAAAATTCAAGGCTAAAAAAACTAGTGTTTTCCGACTTTGTTATTACTGAGTTTTGTTCAGGAGATAACCCGACATACTCATAATTTAAACCACCAAAATATGTTGGTGGATTATCACTATTAAAAAAATAAAAATGATACCAAATATCATTTTGAGATATTCCATTTATACCAATATATTCATTATGAATATAACGAACAGTTTCAAAATTATCTATTGGGTTTATAATAGATCTTAATGTTTCACGTTCAAATTCTTGAAAATTCTCTTCCCATCCCAAATCCATTCGGAAATGAGTTTCCTTATTTAAAAGGAGATTTTTGTCTGAGCTATTTGATACAATATTCATTAATGATTATACATCTATAATTATTTATGGAGCGAAAATTCTCGCGCCTACTTGCCACGTTCCACTCTGAACTTGTTTTTGTGGTGACGTTCCGACAACCCAAGTTGCTGAAGTTGATAATCCTGTATTAAATGTAGTACCTAAATTTGTTCCAAATTGTATGATAGATTTAGATCCAGGCACTAAATCGGTAGTGTTATTGAAATTAGGATTTACTACAATCGAATGTTGATCATATCCCATACCAGTCCATTGAGACCACGTATAGTTTGTCCCAGCAATTCTAAATACGGGCGTATGATCTCCTGCTTCACACCAATACAAATTATAATCACATTCAAAACCCGTAAGGCTATCATTATCCATAACATTTATGGCAAGCGTTTTATAAACACTATAGAATATATTATTTTTTATTTTTGTATTGTATGCCATAGAATTTGGAACAATATCAGTATTGGTATAAACATCAATTGCTCCGCGCCATGTACCTGCCCCTATATTACTACTATATGTTGTTCTGTCTTGATAAAATGTATTATTATACCAGACCACATCACTCATTCCTTTAACAACTCCGCCAACATTAAATGTCCTGAGAATGTTATAATATACACCACCTGAGCTATTGGTCATATTATTACCTGATTTTCGAATAATTCCCATTGGTACTCTCCAAAGATAATTGTGACAAATATCAACATCGGTCATATGACCAGTAAAGAGCCCATGAGTAATTGTCATTGCGGTACATACACCATATCCATCCGTAATACCGCTAAAATTCCCATCCCATGTAAATTTGTTTCCACATATTAATTCACCGTCGAGATGATGATCATTTACACTTGGTACTTCAGCGCCAGCCTCAATCATATACCCATAAAGGTTAACCGATCTGAGCGAATTATCTAAAAATTTAAATACTGTTGGTACGGATTTAGGCACTGATAAGCTTATCGATGATCCCGTCGTTGTATAATAGTAACTTTGTCCTGAATATGTTAAAAACGTTAAGCCGCTTGTTATTGACGGGGTTATTGTTGGCGTTCTTGACAATGAGATTGTCGGAGTTACAAGAGGCGTTCGTGAACGTGATACACTTAAAGTGATACTTGGAGTAATACTTGGAGTTTTACTAAATGATATTGATGGAGTTACTGATGGGCTTAAACTCACAAGTGGCGATTGAACTAATGTTACTGTACCTGAACCAAAAAGAACTAATCCAGTATATGGTTTAAGAATAATTGTTCCTGAATATGAATTATTTTCAACATCATACATTGTTACTGATAATGAATAATTTTGATTTACATCAGTATCATTATATATAAAATGAATATTACTCTCACTAGCAACAGGTCCAGCAAGAGACATATTTGAACTAGCATCTTGACTTGAATATGTTCTCCATCCTGATAACGTTCTACTCGTTCCGTTGGTTAAGATCGTACTATCATTAGATCCTTGATTTATTGGCCTTGCATAGTAGTTAAGATCTGAATCCCCGTAATTTGCAATATTATCGAATGCTGTAAGTGATACCTTTAATGCTATTTGTGAAGCGGTTTTTGCAATAAAATGGTTATTTCTTATCATATTATTAAACACCGATGCATATAACCAACTTCCAAGGAAATATATTTGAGATTCTTCATTATTAAAACAAAGGTTGTTCTCTAAGATGTTAGAATTACCTGATCCGACTTTTATACCGACACCCCTATTATTAGCACAGACATTATATTGTACAGTTTGACCAGTTGCCCAACTATCAAGATATATACCTTCAGCCAGATACGTTGTTGGACTGCTAGTACCTTCAGTATTCCCATATCCATTTAGACATAAATTATATCTGATTATGAAGTCGGAATTGCTAGTCTTATTATGACCATGATAAATTCCTCCACCATCATTGACTGTTCTACAATAATTGCTAATGTAATTATATCGAATGATACCACCAGTTATACTTCCACATCCAATTCCATTATATCCAATGTTTTCTATTCTATTATATTCGTATAATTCACCATATCCTCCTGCTCTAATACCTTCACTATTTAATGAATATGTCTGGCCTGGAATTAAACCAATATTTTGAATAGTATTACGTCTAACAGTTGTATATGATCCTGATCTTACTGCAGTTCCATTACAATTTCTTATCGTATTATAATGAACAGTACCATTAGATCCCCATAAATTCATACCACATTCACCACCATATTCTACTACACAATTTTGTATAACACAATTATTAACAGCTGTGTATAAACCATCATTAAACGCTACAACATCACTAATTGTACCTCTCATTGATAGATTTTCAACTGTTATGTAATCGTATCCATTATGGTTTCGTATTGCATAATTTTTAGTGGCAATTTGTACTACTTTACCTGTTGGATCTCCATATATATAAAATCTTCCATTTGACTGATCATGATACCACTCATTTTCAGTATCGAGGCATCTTATGTCGTTTTGAATAAAATATCCAAAATTATCATACAGATAATCTATTGTGTTATTACCGTATGTAATAACATCGCCACTATGATTTGTGATCGGAAATCTTCCGATTAGCCAATATGTCATTCGTATGACCACTTCAGCTCCAGTCCAGTTATATGGACTTTCTTCTGATAATGTTGTGTCGGTAATTGAAACTGAGCCGCTGTGACTTTCGAATGTACGATATCCAGTATTTGGCCATCTACCCATCGCAACCTGAACGCCATCAACAAGAACCATATTAGTTTGTGCGTCTGATGTTATTGCGTGCGAATAAATTCCTCCGCCTTCATCCGTCCATCCACCTGTAATTGTTGTAAATCCATTAATGATAGGATCGGCGCCACTATCATACGCTCCAAGAGTCATTGGACTTCCGCTATTACCTGATTTCAATACCGTTATCGTTCCATCGAATGTATCACCACGTTTAAATAAGATCCCAGTTCCTGCTGGTAAACTTGCAAATTCGGTATTAACTTTATTTATTGTTTGCCATGGAGATGATGGTGATAAACCATTATTTGAATCACTTCCACTATTGGAAACATATCGATTTGACAAGATAAATTGTGTTGGTGTTGGAGATGGTGTTGGTGTTGGTGCTGGAGTACCATCCCATCCAGCTAATCTAGCAAACATATACCATGCGGCATAAGTCTTTTTATTTCCATTAAGCGGCTGGCTATGTGCCGTTATACAATCATACCAATCAACATTTAAGGTATGACCCGTTTGCCATTCAATTGCCCAGTTACCACCAGTATAATCACAATTATCATTGGCAGCAAGATTTAAGTAATAATTATCATCTGGGTCATATGATTCAATATCGGCAAAATCAAACAAGACCTTATTATTTGAAATACAGTAGTTACGTATTTGTTGATTTCTTAAATGTAAATTACCTGATACGCCAGTACCATCAAGATGACCTGTCATATAAACAAATCTTTTTGATGGATAATCTGCTTCGAGCTGACTCATCAGTGCTAAATAAGTGTCAATATTGGATTCGAGTGCATCACTCACTTCTCCACACCATGACCACATAATCACATTAACATCACTATTAAGTGGGTTATTTAGATATGTTCTAGTTTGTACTTCCCAATCTGTCCAGCTAGGATTACCTAAATCTGACCATCCTGTTATACCATGATCATGAATATCTAACGCGCCTCCAGTTCCGCCATTATTCCAAGCATATGTAGATCCTTTCCATGAAACAAGACCTGTCATACCATCAATAATTTGACTTCCATGTGAGGTATGTTCATAGACAATATGAAGATTTGACTTAGCCGCTGAAATATATTCTGATGGTATACTCTCCAACGTACTAAGTTTAGCAACTGTATGATCAGCAAGTATCAATGTTGAAGGCGTTCCGATAGAAACCGAAGGTGTTCTAGATGGCGTTCTTGATAATGATATTGTCGGTGTTACAGACAATGATCTACTTAATGTTATAGATGGGGTTCTAGACAACGATATACTTGGTGTAATAGAAGGCGTTCTTGAGAATGAAACACTTGGTGTTCTACTGATTGATGGCGTTATTGAAGGCGTTGATGACGGAGCTGGAACCCATTCATACGAACCAAGTGATGGTGGATCATGATATGGTACACCATTACAATCTGATGTCAATCCACTAATTGCAATACCACTCCAAATTAAATCAGAACTATCGGCAAGTCGTAAGAATGATAAAATTGGAAGACTACCATCTGATTGTCTAGGACTGTCAACTCCAGTTGCCACAACACTTACAAAATCGGCATCCGAAACCGAATATGCTGGATTATTGACATTATTATATAAAAATGTGTTATTTGATAATATATCAGTTGATCTGAACGCGCCAATTCCTGAAACATTAGCATATGCAATGTTATTCATTACCTCATTTGTACCATTACCCCAATTCATCATAGCAAATCCATACGTTCCGTTACGATATGAAATATTGTTATATAATTTCATAACACATAATGCGGCGTTTTCGGTGAATCCAGCTGTTCTATTATCGAATGCGATACAATTTTGAATTGTTCTTCTATGTTCGGTTGAGTATCCAGTATATGGCGAAGGAACAAGAGGTCCAAGTTTAAATCCATTACCATCTCCACCTTCAGTTACACCATCTTCTCTATATCCATTATTCCATGACCAACAATTTTCCAATGTAACTTTCTGGCGACTATACCAAAGATCAATACCGTCATCTGAGTTGTTCCAGAACCTACAACCTCTTACAATGGTTTCTGTTCCATATCCATCATCTTGTATTCCACAACCATCAGCATCGCCATATGGATCAACACCTGGATGTGCTATATCATATGGATCCCAGTTGTGATGAAAATCACTATTTAACACTAGGTTATCCCCAGCTGAAAGTAATTGGAAGCCTCCACCATTATGATGACAATCAAACTGTTCAAATATCGAATTATGAGCTAAATATCCAGTAAACCCTCCAAGGTTGTTAGTTGGTGTTTGTGTTGCACCCGAAATTTCAAGTCCTTTCCAATGTTGATAACTTCCACTAGTACGTACTAGTGTTGCTGGCCATCCTGGATATGTAAATGTTGATGACTTTGTAAATGTCGGTTTTTCACCTGGATATGCAAACACATTGATTCGATTACCTACAGTTCCGCTCTTAGATGATAATAACTGAGCACTATTATATTGATATAATCCGCCTCTCATATATATTGTTACGCCAGGAGCGGCAACTTCCCATGCCTTATTAAGAGTAAACCAAGGATTATCAATTGTTCCAGTACCCGTTGTATCACTTCCTGTCGGGGATATGAAATATCCTGAAACTGGATATGAAATTACAGTTATACTTGGAGTCATCGTTAACGTTGGCGTTGGAGTTTTAGAGAACGATATAGTTGGAGTCATCGATGGTGTTCTTGAGAACGAAATACTAGGCGTTCTTGATACTGAGACCGAAATCGATGGCGTTGATGAAATATCTGGCGTTCTAGATATTGAAGGTGTTGTACTTATCGTTGATGTTATGGTCGGAGTTATTGATATTGTTGAAGTTATTGATGGCGTTATCGATGGCGATAATCCAGGTGTTGCCGATAATGATATAGATGGCGTTATTGATGTAGTTGTAGATGGTGTGACGAATAGTGATATACTTGGTGTTTGAGTAATAGATATCGATGGCGTTGGAGTCATCGTTCTACTCATTGTTATTGTAGGAGTAATTGACGGAGTTATACTTGGAGTACTTGATATCGTTGGAGTTATTGATGGTGTTGGCGATGGAGACGATCCTTCGGATGGTGATAAAGATATCGTTGGAGTTATTGTTGGCGTTACAGTTAATGTTATTGTTGGCGTAACGCTGGCAGTTATCGATGGCGAAACTGATATAGATGGATCTGGCACCACGACGGCTCCGCGTAAAATGGTCGTTGAACCATCTACACAATCTTCTGTATTCTTTCTTCTGTGGAAATCAATTATTCCATCCTTTTTATTTTTGTAAATTTTCTCGTTTCTTAGATAAAAATTAATATCTTTATGTATAAAGTGAATATCATTTAAATATGGGTAATCAGTTCCATATCCATCAGGATCAATATATCCATCTTCATATATGTCTCTCCATCTCCATATCTTTTCATTAGGAAAATACACGGCATTTTCAGGAAGATTATATATTGGAGTGGTGTCATCAGCAATCTCAATATATGGTGATAATTCTTTTAATTTAAATCTATAATGTGGCTGATATAAAAGCCCGATTTGATTTGTTTCTGTTGCTCCTGAATATACCTCATCGAGATCTTGTCCATGATTAAATACGTTCTTATTACTTACGATTTTATGAAAAGATTCAGATATAATTCTTTCTTTTAATTCTTTTGGATTGTATTCAACAAATGCGCCATATAATTCAGATCCTTCAGATAATGAATTCCCCGAATAAAATGGATATGCAAACCCTTCTCTCGTAAATGAAGTTGATGTTAATCCTGTTTCAATCGCTGTCGAGCCTGAAAAATGATCATCCATCCAAGAATCGTGCATATGAAATGAATATCCAACCTTTGGCGGATATTCAAAATATCCATTACCGTTTCTAAAAATAATTGTAGTATAGAGATCTAATGGCGTATATCCTAAATTATTTGTTATTCCAGTTAAAATAAACGGTTCCAATGAATCAAATAACACGGCTTCCATCCTATTTCGAACAACAAGAACATCATTATCCCCCACACTATTTTCATATAAAACTTTTTTCTCGTCTTCCCAAATTGGTGATTCAAATCCTACTTTATCAATAATACAATCACCCAATGATGTTAATATTGTATGTTTATGTACATAATATTTTGACGTGGAATTTTCAGTATCTTTAATGTCTATACAACGTTTTCCAATAACTAACGGATTAAAAGTAACACCACTTAACTGTGATTTTAATATATTAATAACATAATATTCAGAATCAAATATGTTGTCACCAACTGAATTCACATAATAATACCTTCCATCAATCAAGATGTATTCACCCCGACTAATTCCATGTCGTACCGGACTTGTTAAAACATAATGTATTTCAGTCTCTTCAACCCTAAATGGTATACCATCACCACTAGTAAATGTTATAACATTTTCACCCTCAATTTTTGTTCGGCCAGACAATGTATATTTCATTGGAAAATTATCAACTTGACCCGAAATATAACTCGTATAAAGATTCCAGTTGTGATATGGTGCTGTAACTGATGTGATTGTTTGATGTTCAGTTGGACCACTTGTAACCATGGTAAATCCTGTAAATCCACTCAATGAAGTAACCGACAATGATTCGGTGGTTTCATAATATATATCATCTCTTAAAAACGCAAATTCGTTATATGGTAGATAACCACAGAAATTATTATCCGACCCATCACTAACTAAGGATAATCTTTCACGTAAATAATCATATGATGTTGCACCAGCATATAGGTTTCTAAAAACCATTCTCATCTTACCATATAACTTATATCGTTTACAATTTGCACGTTCTTCTGTAAATTGTTCAGATAAGTTTAAAACAACATCCCTATCATCCCCTCTCAAAAGAGATTTATCAGACTCGAATCCAATCGAAATTTGACTATCTGTTTCAGGTGCGTTTTCATACCTTAGCTTTGGTAATATGATCTTCTTTTTCTTCATTTACATAATTTAATCAGGTAATTCTTGACAAGCCCCATTACACGATGAATATCCAAATCCAGAAATATGTGTAACTTTAGGATTTAAAAAACCACTTTCTTCTTTTATTATATAATAAACTTTTTGTTCAATACCGTCTTTATAATACATTCCTTCATCTAAAGGATTTTCATTTATAATATATTCTGTTTCCATTGATGGTGGATCACAATTAGTACCATCATAACAACCATAAGATATAACCTCATATATATACCCACTAATAGGTGTCGGAGTCGGTGTTACTGTTGGTGTCGGCGAGGGTGGTGGCGCGCCAGATGAGCGTGATACTGTTATTGATGGTGTTCGTGTTGGTGATGGTACTGGTTGATAACCATCATTAAGTGATATTGTGACAGGTGCAGAACTAACTACTAATCTACCATAATGAACAATACTATATGGGAAAGATGCTTCATTAGTTATAGTCGTATTAATGACATCACCACTACTATCGACTAATGACAAATATGATGGTATTGTATATACCCCATTTATAACCACCACAATTGTGTATCTCCCACCACCATAATACATTAACACACCACTATCACCAGGATAATATGGGAAATCTGGTGATGGTGGATCCGGATGCTGTTGTTCTCCACCAATCCATAATTCAGATATTGATAGTGATGATGACGCATTATTTAATATATTAACTGTAACATAATCAGGTGGCAGTGATGATGGTGTAGGAAGTGAAGCTGAAGGTATTGGAATCGAAATTGATGGTATAGGTGTCGAAATTGATGGTGTTGGTGGTGGTGTAGGTGTTATTATATCAGAAATAATGCATTCATCAAATTCATCCGAAATAAACGCATCACTATCACCAAATGATTTTATTAGAAGATCGAGTGCTGTTTTGCCCGGCCTTAAACCAAAATAAAATAAAAATGGTGTTGAAAGAACTTGTTTTTCACCACTATAATTCAATGCTGTTTGAGGTATAAAATTCTCTCTGTAATTATCTTCATAAATGTTATTGAATTGTGGTACCCACATTTTATTAACAACGACATATATTATACCAGTTATCGGATCTTTTCGATAATCACTTCCGCTATAAGTTAAAACTTGTAACCACAAATCACCCTCAATAAATCCAATAGTATTATTCAAATCGCTTGGTGGTTCTAAACTAATTACCTCAAATCTTTCTAACATATCTTCTGTGGCACCTGTCATACTAAATGTGTTATGGGTTATAGTCATCGGTTTAAGAAGATATTCTTCTTCTCCGTCCGCCATAAGATAATTTGTTGTAGTACCAGATACATCACTTATAGAAAATATTCGTTGTAATGGCATTGAGGCTATTTGTGTCCTATCCCATGTTTGTTTATCAGAATCATTCCCATATTGACCAAACCCCTCACCTTTTTTATTCCACAAATAAAACGGTACAATTTGAGTAAAATCACCCAGCCTATAATTCAAACATAATCTTATACGTTTTCCATTAAAATCAAATTTAAAATCTATCGGTGTGGGCCCGAACAATGAACCAAAACAAAAATAATTATCAAATTCTGGTGATTCTGGATCCATATACTCACCATTGTACATTGAATAATGTGGACTATCTGTATCAAAAGCTTCTATTCCCGTTTCACAATTAATTGATAATAATTGTGTAACATCACCATCAAAAACTTTTATATTTGAACCATAATGAGTGTTTCTAAAAAAATCATCAACTTTAAATTTCGCACCAGTAGTATCTAATCGGTAATTAATTGCATGTTCAACAATACCCCCCGGATCTTGATATGATGTTGATGTTATATCTCTTACCACAGAACATGTCGGATCAAATATTGCTTCAGTACATATTTCAGATAAAAATTCATCTCGAACACCAAGATCAAAAAATGTTGTTGGGTGTAATATTTCCTGTACATTATGTCCATCATGAATATATGTTTGTCCTGTAAAAATTCCTTGTTCGTTTACATAAACATAAGGACAACATCTATAATAAAACTCTTTTTCTCTAATATTATAAAAAACAAGCTCTTTTGGATATTTTGATCCTCGTTGATTTAAATCATAATTATTTTCATCATCCCACCTAATTCTTTTATGGAATTTAAAGAAATAAAGTAAACCATGAATCCAATTATCAATAAATGAATAATTAATAACACCACCACAAAACGTTAAACCGACTCTTTTTCTTCTATACCATTCTTGAATAGCCTTTAAATTGTAACTCTTACCCTGAATGACGGGTATTATTGTAAATAATCCGTCTCTAAATTCACTTAAGCCAGATTTGGTTTTTCTATCATAGTATTGAATACCAATATTTCGTCTTTTTGAATACCTCGTAAAATCATGCATAAATGGTAATCGTCTAGTACTATTTGTACCTATTATCGTTGAAACTAAATACGGATGTGTTGACGGCATATTACGATTTTCATTAAATCCGGTATCATCTGAATAATTAGGTGGTAAAATTGGTAATGAAGGATTATAACCTAAAGCCGGATCATTTGTCCACAAATATTGAAACATTATATTTTCATTATATAATTTATCATATTTTTGACATCCAACTTCAACATTTATTGTTTCGCCAGTAATCGGAAATTCCTCAGAAACTAAAGCCCTATCATATATTCTAATAACAGCATATAAATCATATATTTCATCTTCAAGTTCTGGATTATGGATAAAATCCATCCCAGTTAACTCATTCCATACTTCTTTACTAAAATAAACATACATAGCAGCCATGGGTAGTGAAAGTATCACAATATTTTCGGGCTCATTACTATTTATCGGTTTAAAATATCCACTAAACGAACTAAAACTTGTCATTCCAGTTATTGTTGTTCCAGTAACATTTGACGACCACGAATATACTTCAGCGCCATACCTCGGTTCATTTGATGATGGTAGTGTTATATTATGTAAATCACTTAATTGTGTGTAATGCATTTCTGTTGTTCCCGAGCACAAATCCGTATTTTGCCGAGCAGAATCACCATAAAACGAATCATATACATTCACACTCAATAAACTAGAAAACACATTAGGTGATACCGAATAAAAATTGGCACCAGGTTCCGTAGAACCACTTGTTTGTAATTGATCTACCGTTGCTGATAATTCTACCATAATAGGAGTTACGTTAACTTTAAACTTAACCTCCGCTATTCGACAATATCTATCGCTAAATGATGTCCATTCTTGAATTAATGTTTCATCATCAGCCGTACATTCCTCACAATCAGGATAAATTGTTAATGGTAATTGTTGTGTATATTTATCTTGTGTTCTATAAGAAAAATCAATAAGTTGTTGACCAACTTTTGGAAAAACTTTAGCACCCATAATATTGATACTTAAAAATGTTCTTCCAATACTATAAGCTATTCTTCCAATAATTTCGGCAAATTTTACTGTTATTACAGAAAAAATAAATTGTATGAATAATAAAACTTGTGATAATAATAATGTAAATTTCGTTCGATTCTTAAACGCAAAATTCGTTGGAAAATAATTCGTGTTTGATGCACAATCATCTTCAACATTCGGTTGTATTTCTTTAATCCCTAAAAATGCGTCTCGTATTTTTGCCGTTTCATAATGAGTACCTTGAAATGACGAAACAGTATATACTTTATTTGAAATGAACTTATAAAAATAATCTTCAGGAGATCCGGGACTAAGTGTGTTGTTCGTGCCCAGCATTAAATCTTTTTTGTGTTCCTTTACATCCGTATCATAGTTTAAATCACTTAATGTCATTCCTGATATTGGTGGAACGACATTTATATAATCTTCAAACACATCCGAAAAGGTGTATGTTGCCAGCATCCCTTCACTATACTGAACACCATATCTTAATGCACTGTCACTTAAAACACCATTAGACGTTCCATTATTATTTGGATTAAATTCTCGAATATTTGGAACAAGATATTTTGCCGTTGCATGTTTATATGTATTAAAATCCAAGTCAAATCTAAATCTTGCAATAGACGATGTTGGTATTCCTTTACTTGAATCGTTTGTTATTTCTTGTTCACCGAATTCATTCGTGTATATATAATCTAAATTCATTGGTAATGCTATCATTACCACGCCATCATCATTAATTGTGTCCGTTATGTTTAAATATTCGAGTTCCGGATACTCTGTTATTCCATCTGATCCTATTACAGACTTACCAGTAAAACGAACACACTCAACAGTACCCGGTATTGTTTGTAAATTACACTTATATCCGGATTTCTTTTTAATTCTCCCATTTCTCTTAACAGCGTCATTAGTATCGTCCGTTATAGTTGAAACGAGTATTAAAGCAACTGGATCTATTTTTATATTTCTTTCAGATAAATCAAAATCCGTCCTAGTAATACCAATCTCACACAATTCCTCATTCCCCCAAAATGGATAAACATCTATTGTTTTATCAAATGTTATAATTTGTGGTAAACTATCTATATCAGAACTTGATTTAAATGCATATACTCTGTCAAAATCATCAGTAGCATATCCTTTTTTTATAAAGTCATATGGTCTCAAGGAAAAACAACCCATATCGGACAAATCAATGTCAATATGTAAAACCTGTGTCCCGATCGGAACACCCCATATCATAAAATCACCAGAATCATTTGTTTTTACCGTATAATTGTAATATTTTTCAAAAACTTCAAGACATTCTTCTCGTGTTAAAATATCTTGTTGATCCATAAAGGTACCTGTTGGTGCATGTCCCCCATGTTGTTTTCTTTGTGGTAATAAATTATATCGATACCCATTAACATCTTTATCATTAATATCTTTATATGGATAAAGAGCAGAAATTACTGGATCATTTTCATCCATTTCAGATAAAGGCACAAAAATTGAAACTTTAGCATTTGGTATTCCAAAACCACTATTAGCTGTGACTCGACCCACAACAACACCATAATCTGAACATTTTCCAGAGGCATATATGTCTTTTTGAGAAAATTTAAGAGATAATATCTCCATTAAATCATACGTGCTAGAAATCTGTACAGTTATTTTATGATCTCGGCCAATATCTGTATGTATTCTATGTTTTTGCATTACCTTTTACTAATATAAATAGGAAACTAAACAATTTTCTAAAAGATAAACAAAAAACAAATTAATATGTAGCTGAAGTGAGATTTTTAGTACGAATTTTTATATCTGTATTAGGAAATCTAATCTGAAATATTTGATTGGACTTCATATAAATTGTACTATCTGATTGTTGTATTTCTTTAGTTTCATTATCAACATAAGCTTGAACAACCTCACTTGATGAATATTTACCACCCACTTTATTAAATACCCTAATATCCACCACGTTAACAACGCCCGTAACATTACCAATTTCCCTCATTAAATCTCCAACAAATAACGGATCTCCCATTTTTCTTTTTGATATCGAAAAGAATGATATTGTTTGTTCTATTATCGATTTTAATATTTCTGTAGAAATTTCATTTTTATTAATAACTAAATCAATTTCTAACCCCAAATCAATGACCTCACCACTTTGAATGTCAATATAATCATTTAACATCCTATAATTAGAAAGATAATTTAAAATATTATGTTTTAATGTGTTAGAAACTGTCTCAATTAACGCCCCGTTTTCATCATAAGATAACAACGTTATTTTCACTTTATTATCCTCTTCCATAACACTCACCTTTGCTGGTGCACCATATGTACTTGGCATATTTTCAATTAACGATTTATAATCATTTAACGTAACTGCCCTATTTTGTGCTGAAAAGTTATATGCTATCATATTTCTTATTTCCTCTATTGTGGGAATGTCTGACCCACCAATAGCTGGTGTTATATTTGTTACACGAATTGACTGACTTACTTGGGTATTTATTGACGAATTTGGACCGTTTACAATTAATTCATAAGTATCCATTACAGTAAGAACATTGACTCCAATATTCGTCTCTTTACCACCACCAACACGATACTTAACAAATAATGTTGTGTTTGATTTTGGTATTTCACCTAATGATGTATTATTTAAAAATGTCGCAAGATTAACTCTTAAATTTCTTGTCATGTAATTATCCAAATTTGTCATAGGATCCACATTCCCCGAACCAAATGTTAATGAAAAATATCCCTCTGGAGTGTATTCCGTATAAAACTTTTTAGTAACATTTACCCAATCACCGGCTTTAAAATTATCTCTATCTGAAGCAGCTGTTGGATTTTGAATAAATACTTTGTCCTCAATTAACGACTTCACCTCATACCATTTATTTTTTGATAACATAAATTCATCTGATGTTGGATTTGCACCATATCCAGTACCGTCTTTGTGAATAACAGCAGTAACGCCCAAAACATTTCGCTCAGGAAGATATAGTTTTAAAAATGGTTTTTGATCCAAATCTGTAATTACTTTTCTATATATTCTTGAAACACCATTAATAACAGCTTCCCGTTTTACTATTGTATATGAAATTAATTTATTATTATTATCAAAATTTGGTAATTTAAGCCTATTTGATTCTCCTCTACTATTAAATGGACTTGAAAAATCAACATCTTCAACAATTTCAAAAACTTGACCACCACCAGATATTTGAGAGCCAGCTTTTAAAACACCTTCATATCTTTCATCATCTTTATCGCCTCTTACCGGTACATTTATACTAAAATCACATAAAGCAACAGACGGTCTAGGACCGGGTATTTTTAGACCATACGTTTTGGCTATATGAAATAATGATTGTCTTTGTTGTGCAAAATCCAACATAGTCTCTTGCCAAACTCTATCTATGTGAAAATGTAAATTATCTGCAACCGCAGCATTTAAATCCATCAATACAGAATAAATCGAAGCATCATTGAAATTTGAAATTAAATCAGGATAATATTGCTTCGTTAATTTAACCAGCTCATCTCGAAGTCCGGCAAAATCTCTTGTTGCGTATGTTATTTGTTTTGACATTTTATTTATTTTTAATGATAATATGTATCATAAACCTCATTTGTTAGCCCAAAATCAATTAAAACCAAATGATCTTTTCCGTTTCTTTTTACAATTCCCCATGAACTTATTCGTCCCAAATCATTTGCTGGTGAATCTGAATCCAACATAAATGAAATTAATAATTGTACATTATCATTTTCATCTAATTTCTTCTGTATTGGTTCATCCAAATAAAATGGAGAACGACGTCCCCGATTTTCAACGTCTTTGTTTAATAGATATAAATCCAAATATTGTTGTTCCACACCCCACAATCTTCTAAAATCTGTTGGTTTAGCTCTAATTGCCAACTCCATTTCAACCCATAAATGATCATAACGATCAAAATCAAAAATATTTGCAACAATACTTTCATAATAACCATCACCCGCCCAATCAATTTCAACTTCATTTTGTGCAACACCTCGTCGATTCTTTGCCAATTTAAGAACTTTATTCTCGTCAACACGATAAACTACTCGTGACGAACCCCTCCCTATTGGTTTCCCCAAATGTTCTTCAGCATATCTCAATTTAGCCGCATATGATGGTAAAATTTTAAATTTAGAGATATCAAAATCAGTTGGATACTCTTCAGTTAATTCAGTTTCATCGAATCCCTCAAACATATCCCTCGATTCACACACAATATCATATAATTTAAGTCTGCTCATTATATATTAATAATTACAAAATCGGACGATGAAAATGTTCCGTTATTAACTGTATAATCTATTTTTACCCTAGCCGTATATGGTTTTGCAGCATTATCTGCAATTCGAAATAATCTTTTATCCTCATCTTCAGCCGGCATTGATGGAGTTTCAGGATCTTCTTCAGCTGGCATTATATTTATTGAATTTATATCCAAATTCGGAATATATTTTCGCACGCCCTCTCGTATTTCATCCTCAATATTATTAAATGTCACAATATCATTTTGATCAAAAATATATTCATATAATCTTGTACCAAAATCAGGAAGAAAATATCTACTACCTTTTCTTGTCAATAATAAATGTATAAGATTTGCCCGTACTTCCCTTTCAGGAGTTGAAGTCATCTTTACATAATTTCCGATCGCACTATCCCTAAATGGATAATCTATACCATAAGTAGTTGCCATATTTCATAAATATTAAGAAAAAAAAAATCGCGAAATTATCGCGATTCAAAATGAACGTAATATATATGAATTATTCTTATTGTTTCAACCAATTTTCCCAAGAATCAGCAACATCATAATAAATTCCATTTCTTTTAAACCAATATTTCTTTCCTGATGTTACTACTGTTCTAGAAAAAACTTCTTTAGATATTGGAATAGCATAGCCAATTTTAATAAATAAATTTTTTAAATGTGGTATTAAGTCCTTAAACTCATCATTATCTTCTATAGTATCCATAGCATCCTCAAACGCATTAACTATATCATAATCCAAGTTTTTACCCTCATCTTGTCCATGATCAACATTTTCAAGATGATACATAATTTCTTCTTTAAGTTTTGGATGAGCAGTTTCTATAGCACGAATTAATTTGTTTCTATTAGACATTCCAATATCCTCATTCAATTTTATTATTTTTCAACCATTGTTCAATATATGTTTCATCATTACTAACAAAACTATTTACGCAATCTATCTGAAAATCTCTGACTAATTTTTTTAACAATTCCAATGTTAAAAAATAGCCCGCCCTATATTCATAGTGATTAATATCGTTTATTTTGACTATTTTATTTTCTAAAACAATCATATAAACCACAAAACCCTAACATAATTTATTCCAATTATGACACCACAAATTGAAAGAATCACTGTGAATATTTTCCCAAAATCAACCGCGCCCTCTTTAACAATGGCGGATAATTTAACATACACATTTCCCTTGTATATTGTATATCTTGCAATTACTGAATACAAAATAACACATACAAAATAAGAGACGAAAAAATAAACTATTAAATTCATAATTTTAATATTTAAGTTATTCATTGCAAATATACAAATGTTTTTCAAATAAACAAATAAAAACCCAAAAATTTTGACTAAAAACAAAAAAAGTTGTTCGGTAATAGTAAACAACTTTTTTATTCTTTTTCAAATGACATTCAATTTAGCCACATTTTGAATTTCCACATCCCATGCAAGTTAAACACCCCTCTTTAAATTCAAGATGATTGCTACCACAATTAGGGCATTTTTTATTCACCTCAACACCATCTTTTATATATTTTTTAATCACACGCGCAACCCCATTTTTCCATGTGTTGATATGATCTTCCCTGAAATTAAGAGAATCCACCAAATTCCAAACATAATAAATCGGCATACGTTGTCTTAAAACACCAGATACTAACTTGGCATAATTCCAAAATTCAGGATTGAAAGCTTGATTTAAACCCGTATGAACTTGTCTTTCACTATTACTATCAATATATTCAATATCATAACGTTTTTTCGTGACCTTTATAGTTTTTCCTTCTTCATTGATCTCTTCAACTTCAAATTTATTTTTTACAACTTCACATTCCTTTATATTACTAGGTAAATAACTAAGTCCATTTTCAAGTTTACCGGTAAATATTTCATATGGTCTTCCATCCATCAATCCTACTACAGCAATCCATTTCTCCAGATTATTTTGAAAACGATGAATGTGTGCTTTCAATCTCTTTGGACGTTTGGGAACGTGAATTTCATATGGTGTTTCTGTCTTTTTTTCTGAACTTATCAAAACACCACTACGACTACCATCACGATAAACTGTAAGCCCCTTGCAGCCACTCTTCCATCCTGTTTCATAAACCTTTGCAACCATTTCTTCAGTTATATCTTTTGGAAGATTAACTGTCACGGAAATAGAATGATCCACATGCTGCTGTATTCGTCCTTGCATTTCAACTTTTTTAACCCAATCAACATCATTTGCTGTTGCTTTATAATATGGTGATTTTTTTAGTATTTCATTAAGTTCATTATCAGACATATTTTTCACTTGTTCAATATCATAACCATTCAATTCAAGCCAAGTTTCAAATTTATGATGAAAAACCGGATACTCCTGCCAGGCAACACCCTCATCATCAACAAAATCAATTCGAATGTCTTTTTCTTGAGCATTAATTTTACGCCTACGTTTATAAAACACCTCAAAAGCCGGTTCAATACCCGATGTTGTCTGAGACATAATTGAAACACTTCCAGTTGGTGCAATCGTTAAAAGTGCAATGTTTCTACGACCATGAGCAATCATATCATCATATAACTGTTTATCTTCTTCTCTTATCCTATTAATGAAAGGATTGTTCATTTCGTTCTTTTTATTATAAATTGGAAATGACCCACGTTCTAACGACATTACAGTACTTGAACGATATGCCATGAGTTTTAATAACCTATGAACATTTTCACTAAACTCAATCGCTTTATCTGTTCCATAAGTTAGTCCTAATGCGGCCAACATGTCACCTTCTGCGGTTATACCAAGACCAGTCCTACGACCCTTTGATGCCATATCTTTTATATTTTCCCATAATCTTCTTTCATAAATTTTTATAAAATCATCCTCTGGATCGGAATCAATTTTTCTTAAAATTGCATCAATTTTTTCAAGTTCAAGATCAACTATGTCATCCATATACCTTTGAGCTATTTGAACATCGGATTTAAATAATTCCCAATTAAAATGAGCATCTTTTGTAAATGGATTTACCACATAACCATAAAGATTAATAGCAAATAACCTGCAACTATCATAGGGACAAAGGGGTAACTCGGCACACGGATTTGTACTAACAGTTGTAAACCCTTCATCAGCATAGCAATCAGGAATACTTTCACCAATAATTTTATCCCAAAAAAGAATACCGGGTTCAGCCGACTTCCACGCATTATGAATAATCTTTTTCCATAATTTTTTTGCATTAATTTTTTTCAAATATCCTACATCCGGTAGATATATTAAATCACCTTCTTTTGCATTAATAATTAATTTATCATATTCTTCACCCAATGGAATTTTTAAATCAATAGGATATGTTTGCCAAAACTCATTATCTTCAAGTTGCGTAGCACGTCGCATAAATTCATCAGTAAGCTTAACCGAAATATTCGCCCCCGTAACTTTACCTTGTTCAAGCTTAGCATCAATAAATTTTTCAGCATCAGGATGTTCAATAGATATACTCAACATAAGTGCCCCACGCCTACCATCCTGAGCAACCTCTTTTGTACTGTTTGAATACCGTTCCATGAAAGGAACAATACCCGTACTCGTTATTGCAGAATTTTTAACAGGACTTCCTGCAGGACGAATATGAGATAAATCATGACCAACACCACCCCTACGTTTCATTAATTGAATTTGCTCTTGGTCAATTTTAAGAATACCACCATAACTATCACTTGTTCCTTTATTGCCGATCACATAACAGTTTGATAATGAAATAACTTGAAAATCATTACCAATACCTGACATTGGTGATCCTTGTGGTATGATTCTTTTAAATTCTTTAAGTGTTTCATAAATTTCATCTTCTGAAATTGGATTTGGATATTTTTTTTCGATTCTCGCAAGTTCTTTTGCGATTCTTCGATGCATGTCATCCGGTGTTAATTCATAATAATTATTTTCATCTTTTAAACAATACTTCTTAATCCAAACATCTGTTGCTAATTCATCACCCTTAAAATATTCTAAGGTTGCTTTTTGGACTTCTTCTTTAGTGTAGATTTTTAACGTTTTATCCGCCATATTATATCATTAATTTTTAATTATTTATTCATTTTTTTTAATGCTCTTAGTCTTCGATTTATATCTTCTTGAGTAAAAACAGTTTTGGTTGGTGTAAGTTTTGTTTCTATTTTAGCTTCAACCATAGTATCTGTTATTGTGTTATCAAAAGACTCATAAACAGTTTCATGTATATCATTAGATTCATCTATTATATCAATAATATCTTCTTTTATTTCATTCGCAGGATTAAATTTTACATCACCAACTGTCATATCATCTAGATTTTGTAATTCATTTAAAAGATTTTCTACTACAATAGGTGAATTACTAATTGCAGCTTCAATTCTAGATCTACCCCCATCTTGAACTTTACCAATATCCTCTTCTTCTTTCTCCTTCTTTCCTTGTTTATAAACTGTTGAGGCTCGTAATTTTCTGGCCTCAGCTCTATCTTCCTGATGTCCAAGTATTGTGTTTTGTGTATCAGTATCGAATTCCAAATATTCATTATTAAATTTACAATTTTGAAAAACGATACCATCTTTACCAATACGAGATTTTAATAATGTCACATTGGCAAGATTATTTTCTTTCTGTTCCAATGTTTTTGCTGCAGATATAACTATATGACCAACTTGGCCTTTTTTAATCGATCCCCCCATTTGATCGGTTGTAACAACATCAGAGCTAATACTAAATCTATTCCCCTGTGTTGCTGTCCAAATAGCAATATTAAACTCACCTGTCATTGATTCTAAAGCTCTCATAATTGCGCCTTCGCCCTTCCATTCCTCGCCACTTATTATCCCATCACCGGCAATACAATCAATATAATCAAGAACTAAAAAATCAAGTTTTAAACCCTCAGATTCTAACTTTCTAATCTTATTTCTTATGTCATTTATTGTTATTTTACCTGACGGATATTTAATAAGTTTTAAAAAATTAGTGCGTTTGGAAATTACGTTTTCGACTTTTTCTTTCACCTCATACTTTCGTTCCGGTTGTTCATGCGATGGAATACCCGTCCATATTGTATAATGTTTTCGACGAATTTCACTCATACCATCTTCAAAGAATATTTGTAAAACATTAGCACCATTTTCATATGCCGAATTTGCCATTTTCGTTAACCATGTTGTTTTGCCAATACCTGTTGGTGCAAGAAACACGGCTAGTTCCCCACGAGCAACACCACCTCTCAATGCATCGTCAATACCTTTAATACCAGTACTAAACGGTATCCTCGAATCCTCTTCTAATGAACTTAAAATATTTTCGGTAATATCTTCTATATCATCAACAAATGTACCTACTTGTAATGCGTCCTGAATCTTACTTTCAATTTTATCATAATTTTCAAAATCACCACTACTCATAATTTCTTCAGCTTCTTTTAAAGACGCTTTCAAAACTTGTTGACGACAAAAATTTAATGCAATCTTTTTAACATAACCACCATCATTGTCTAACTCTTTATCCTTGATAGCATTTATTGTATCAATATGTACCTTTGACGATACATTATTGTTTTCTGCCAGTATTTTTTGTGTTAACGTTTCATAATTAGGTATACTACCAAAGGTTTCATATAATTCTTTGATATTTTCCATTATATACCTAAAATATGGCCCATCAAAATACTTGCTTTCAATAACATCAATTATCGTTATGGCAAATCTTTTATCTTCAATTATGGTTTTTAATAGTGATTGTTGAAAACCAGACCCCAAATATCCAAAATTCTTTTCGTTCATTTTTAATTAAATCATTTTTCACAACTCAGTTTCCAAATATTCGGTAGTCACCTCACTAGACGATAATACATTCGTCAAATCGGTTAAAAATTTTCTAACTTTAGGTCTGATGTCAACAGCATATCTTACCTTTGGATGGTAAACATGAGCCGGAAATATTCTAGTTATAAATACCTTCTCACCTAGTTTTATACTTAATGAAAACCACTCTTCTTTTTCTTTTATTGCCTCACTTGGTTCCATGTCAAAAAAATAATCCGCATTATCATTCAGATAGTCTAACGTCTTCCATTTCAAGTCCATAGCAATTTCATTACATATATCTCTAACACACTCATACAATTCCAGCCCCACTAAAGATTTAGAACCATAATTAGGTACGTTAAAAAACCTCTGTATAACAATATTATTCTCTAATGTTAAGAGAAATTCAAACCTATTTACATCTTGAATTTGCATATTCATTTATTTTTAAATTTTATAAATTTTTTATTTTTTTCCTTTCTTGTAAGCCTAAGAAAAGGATTGAGAAATCTAATCCATGCGTCATCTGATTTTGGTAAAACATGAAATAAACCATCTTCCATCATCATTCTCATCGTATTTTTATATGACCTTCCTTCACTGTCCAAATTTTCATTTATCAACGCAATTATCCCAACTTTAGCTTCTTCCGTTAAAATTGGATTTTCCAAATTCACAATACTATTATTTATCTGAAAAAACTCTTCACCAAAAACCCCGTATTTTGTAACCCCAGTCAATAAATTTTGAATAAGTTTGTCCTCTTTATCTTGTTCAAAAAGATAATTTGCTTTATTTTTCACATAATCCAGAGTAAGTGGTTGACTAGAGATTTCTGGAAATAAAGACAAAAGTCGTTTAATACCTAGACTTCTTATACCCGCAATATTATCTGAAGGATCACCACATAACATTTTAACTATCTTAATGTTTTCAATCAGCAATTTTTCCTGATTATAAACAAATGTATCTTTTGGCTTATATAATTTCCTGTGTGATGGGTTATAAAGTTGTGTGTCTTTCGAAACTAACTGTGTAAGATCACCATCTGATGAATATATAATTTTTTTCTCTTCGGGTGAATTTTGAACATAATATGCAACACAATCATCAGTTTCACAATTAGAAAATTCACCCTGTCTCACATAAACTTCTTCTAGATATTGTTTTACACGATTTCTCTGGTATTCATAAGAATTATTTTCTTCTTCTGTTTTAAACCTATTTTGACGATTTTCTTTATAATGATGATATATCCGTTTTCTAGATCTGGCAGCATCTTCTCCATCCCAAAACACCACTATTTTATCAAGACGATATGTTTCAAACGACAATCTAAGTGTGTTTAGAAAATGAAATATCCCCCCAATATGTGAACCTTTATAAAAATAATTCTTAAGTCCGTAAAATCCAATGGTTAATAAATTATCACCATCAACAATTAAAGTTGGCATTCACCATTAATTTAAATTATCCCTCTACATCTTCTTCATAAATTTCGACATCTGATAAACCCGAAACATTAACCCCCAATAACTCGCTTATATATGTTCCATAATTTTTTACATATTCTTCACGAGATTTCTTTTCCTCTTCCTTTGTTTTACATCTCATAAAATCATGAGCAGTAATCATAATTTTACCATCCTCATATCCCGACCCACTTATATGATTTTTTAAAATTCCAACTTTTGTTCTGGTTGCAATTTTAATTGTTCTTCCACCTTTAGTTATAGAAATTTTTGTAATACCACCATTTTTTTGGTTACCAAATAAAAAAACCAAACTTGAATTAAGCCAAACTGCTTCACCACCTTTAGCCTTAATTCTCGGCTGACCAAATGGGTTGTCTGGTAATTCTACCCAAGGCTGATTACACACAACCATAGTGTTAGTGTGCTTTTTATCAATTCTACGTGAACCAGTTATCCTCTGGTTTAATCCCATGCCTATTTTGTCTGACAAAACAGACGCATTATGTTGTTTTCCACCTTTACCTTCCCAAGTCATTTTACATGGAACAGAGCCAATAGAATCCCATAAAAAACAAAGATCATATGGTATTTTACCTTTATCTTGTGCGTCCAGTAAGTCATTAATGTAATCCGTAATTTGTTCGATATATTCAAAATGGTTGTTGAATAGAAAAAACCCATCCCATGTTGTTTCATTTGTTTCTGAATTAATGGTTTTTTCACACTCAAGACCCATAAGTTTAGCGTGTTCAAAACCCCATTTCTGTTCTGTAATAACAAAAACAGGTAATATCCCTTTTCTCTGAGCATCAATTGCTGTTTTTATCAATGCTGTAGTTTTACCTGTATCAGTATGTCCAAGAAACATATTTAAATGTCCCATTGCCGGTCCGGGAAGACCACAAGCATCCGTAAAAGCATCCCCTAAATCAAAATATCTTTCAGGTTTATAAGCCGCAACCTGTGAAAACTCTTTTTTTATTGCAGAAAAATCAACTTTTTTAATCGCCATGTTTTTTTAGTTAAAAAAATCTTCCCGCCCCAATATTGAAACGGGAAGATTCTACAAATGTTAATTAAAATGGTAGATCGTCAACGTCGGATGGTTCTTCATCTATTTGAGGATCATCAATTTCTTCATCATCACTAATTGTTGATTCGGAATGTACTGAAGATATCCACTTATTAAGAGTACTATCCCATTTTGGTGTTTCTCCATTAGCAACCATTTCAAGATATTCCTCTGGTTTCTTTGAATAAACATCCGACCACACAAGTGTATCCGTAACCCACGCATTAAGCTGTTCCGCATCCGTACTTAACGGACTCGGATCTTCAGGAAGAATTGAACTAACTTGAGTATATTCTCTTCCTGTTGCAGACTTCGTGAGTGATAACGAGAGAGTTATATCCCTACCCTTTGTTATGTCGGTAATATCACCCCTATTTTTAAAAATAGGAAAAATCTTATCAAAAATACCTTCACCTTTGGAGTTGTGTTTAAATCTCCAAAACTTAGGTCCGTCTTGTTCATTTTCTCGATCAATAACTTTAACGATATAAAACTTACGTGCACGATAAGTTTTTGATAACTCTTTGTCAGAATCTAATCCTGTCGCTTCGAGACTTTCTTTTACTTCATTTAATGGTGATCGTTTACCTTCTTGTCTGGGGTCATAGAGTTTAACCCATTTTCCATCCACCTGAACTTCGTGGAAATAAACTTCTACAAACGGTGATGAACCATCACTAGTAGGTAGAATCCTGATACGTTTTTCCTGACTAGAAGACCCTTTGGGTATTACTGTCGTGAAATACTTTTTCATCCGTTCCTCCTGCGAGGCAAATTTGCTGCCGCTTGCGGCTCTACTTCTTTCGTACTGTGCTTGTACTGCTTCAATAACACTCATAAATCTTAAATTAATTTGTTTGTAAATAATGTTAATTATGTAAAATATAAATAATAATTTTCAATTTTCAAAATATAAAGCGTATTCATCTCAAAATAAAATATACAAAAAAAAAGCCTGATTTCAAAGTCAGGCTTTAATTCGTTCGAAAATATATATTTTAAATCCCATATGTATCTTCATAAGACTTTGGATTGAACGATTTCATTATCTCATTTTTCCCATAATTTTCAACATCACCTTTTGTTAAAACATATTCGTTTTTTCCTGATGTTTTCATTTCATATTGTTTTTCATCAAAAAATTGATCCGGTTTAACATTAAATGGATAAGAATCTAAAGACCTCATTTCCAATTTTTCAACTGGCGTTTTTGGCCTCATTTCTTCAATTTTTGAACCCAATTGATCTATTTTTGAAATAATATTATCCATCTCAGCTAATTTTCCTTCAAGTTCACCAAGTTTTGTGAATACATCACCCATTTTTTGCGTGACCTCGGTATTTTCTTGACTTTGAGTGTTATCAAGCTGTTTTTTTATACTTTTTGTCATATTAACCAGATCAGTAATATCTATTTCTTCTGTTGTATCATCACTCTCTGTTTCAGGATTAATCTCCGCACCAGCTTCCGGATCAAATTCTTCAGCATCAGCCGGTGGTTCCGTTTCAGGACTTAATCCCGCTGCACCAGGATCTGTCGCCATTGGATCCGCCGGTGCCGCATCTGCACCTGCAGGTGGTGGAGTTGGTGTACCACCAGCTTGAGGTAATGGTGGTTCTTGTTCAGTAATGAAAGTTTTACCATATTTATATATGGCGTTAAATCTTTTTAATTCTTCTTGTAAAGCATCCATTTTATTTTATATTTAATCCATTAATAATTGTCTACCATCTTCGGTAATAAATTTTTTATTTATTCTTTCAACTATACCATCTCGCGTTCTGATAATATAACACTCACCAGTCTCTAAATCACAAACTTCTTCCTCTTTTCCGTCTAATGATGTCTTTTTCACAACCGTTGGTCCTGCCAGGAAATCATCCAAAAGTTTAGTTGTATCTTCCATAGTTTTAATTTCTATATAAATATCAGTTATTTTGGTAATTTCTATCTCATTCTAAAATATACAACGTCACCATCCCACAAATCTAGTTTTTTCATTAATGACCACGACATTCCAATACCATACCCCCCCTTCAATTTGGGTGGACCAACACTAACAGGTCCATTATAAACACCATTTCCTGATTCCATAATTATATTAGTTATAAGTGTGAATGTCTTATCCGATGTTAAATTTCTTTGTTTTGGACGTAAAAACTCGGTGTTTTTAAATTTTGAAACAATTGTGTTGTCAGATATTAAATTACGATCAAATCTAGTCACATAAAAATCGTCCACTTTTGTTCGTTCTTTAAGCTCATTCCATTTAACAATTCGAGGAGTATTAACTATGGGTGTGGTAAGACTTGAAATAATACTCATATCTATATTATCATCAATAGGATAATTTTTTCCTCCCATTTCAACAACCCTAACCCTTAACCATTCACTACCACCATATACAACTAATTGTATATCTTCATCAATTTCTTTTTTATATCCATTATATGGTATTCCATATGACGTATATCCAACACGAATTACTTGTTTTTCACCTTGTATTATTATATTATCAACCGAGCTTGTAAACGTACCTTCGGCAGTCGTAATATTCTTAGTAATTCCAGGTTCACTCAATCGTTCATCATCTTTAATTTTAACCAAAGCCTTATTTACTAACCTATCAAACAAAGATCTATAACTGGCCATAAATGAGTCCTTCGGATCTGGAAGTGATTCTTGTGGAATTCTCGTACCAGTAAACGATGTTTCAATCCCAGATGTCTTAATTTCATGATTTACTTCGGTAATCCAATACGAACCTCTAAATAATGGAACATTCTTTAAATAAAAAAACATTGTTGGTTGTATCATAACATTTCCCATACAAGTCACAGTGCATTGATATGAAGACTGTCTATAAATGTCCCATAACCCAATATCAACTTGTGCTGCACTAGCACCACTCTCACTTTTCCCTAATCTATCCAATACTTCAAATGATTCTGATGTGTTTTTAATACTCGATTGATCAACCTCCACAGTCTTAAATATAGATTGATTTTGATCTCCAAAACTAACTTCAAATGCCACACATTTATTTGATTTTCCGAAATCTGTTCTATTAAATACCTCAGATGCAACAACAATAGGATTATTATGTGTATCTGCAATATAAAATCCATCATTCTTATATTCGCTTTTGTATTTATAAAGATCAGATAATTCTAAATGTTTGGAATTTGGACCTATATATTGTAAAATTATTCTTGGTGATGAATCTTGATAATCTATATCAGTAAAAATACCAAACATATTTTGTGCTACTGTCTTTGATGGTAATAATTTAGAATTATTATTGAAATTTGTACCATAAAAATTTACATAAGCCGGCAACGCTCTTATGTCAAAACCCGTATCTTGAAATAACAAACTTATTGCACCATACAAATTAATTTTTTTATTTTCTGGACGATTGAGTCTTAGTAATTTTGACATGTCAAGGAATACTTGACTACCTATATCCCGATTGGCTTTATCAAGGAAAAGAAACTCTTCCATTAATGTTCTCTGCCCAATTGAATTTCCAGATGTCCATTTATCATTAAATGATTTAAATAAATTATATAATTCTAATTTAAGTGTCGGATCATCATTATATCCCCTCACAATTGAAGAGTCTTCAACTTCTATTCTAGTACCAAAATCACTAGATTGTATCTTTCGAATAATATATTCCAAAAACATAACCATTCTTTCAGTTGGTCCTTGAAAACGATCAACACCAATTGTTACCGGTGGTGGATCTACAATATTATCTTTTACATACGTCACAAAATCAGAATTAGTAAGACCTGTCATACCATTTGATCTTAATCCCGCATATAGATAAATTAACGGCCTAAATCTTTTTATGTTCTCTTCATTGAGTTCTATGTCATTAACAGAAAAGAAATCCAAATAATAATCATCATTTTCTTCTCCAGTAATTCCATTCAAACCCAAATATAATCGAATATAATTTAAATTTTCCGAAGTAACTTGATTCACATTAAAAGAACCAGAATCAAATCTCATAACATCAGTATTTGTAAATCCACCAAATATATGTGGATCAATTTCTCTTGGATTTGATAATGCCAGTTTAATTAGACAATCATTACCTAATAACGTATTCGTTAAATTATTAAGTTTTTCATTTTGTTTTATTTTCATAAAACCCATAAACTTATTATTATTTGTGGTTGTTGTTTGTTCAAATTCTGACGGTAAAATATTATCAATCGTTACAATTTCTTTTAATAAATCTTGAAATTTTGAATATGGTGTTTTATATGGATTAAATGGAATTTCTTCATTTAATTTTTCACTCGCAAAATCCAAAAACGCCAATTCAAACTGTTCCAAAATATTCGGCTTAAATACAGCAATAAGATCCAACACCTTTTTATAATTTGTCGATAATGAATACGAACTATCACCAGTTAAATTAAAATATTCATATGGTGAAGGAAATGTAAATTGTGTATAATCAACCAATGATCTTTCTGAGTCATTAACATTCCATATAATTCTAAAATTATCTTGTTCTGACATATTAAAATCACTGGCATTAACATTTATATAACCATTCGTTGGTAATAACGTATATCCGCTTAATGACGGATAAAGTTTTTGATTATCAATCACTGATGTCCAAGCATTCCCACCATGAACTTCTCTATATGATAATCTAGTAACGCCAGACGTTATCATTCTATAATAATCATCAACAATATCATCAATATTAAGAAATGACTGTCCATTTACAATTTGATAAAAGATGGTTTCATATAGAGGATGACACCCAACATCACTTTGTGTTGTTCTATTTATCATGGGCTTTTCAGAAATTCCCGTATTAAATGTGTAACCATTATTTTGATCAAAAAAATTTCCACCATCAATGCTATCTGTTACATTACCAATAATATCAACACTATCAATAATCCATTTTTTATATCTATGATATATTGAGCCCCATTTTAATATCATATGATATGGTATATAATGTGTTGCTGGTAATTCTTTTATTAATGTTGACACTAAAGTACTTGTACCCCCACCAGCATATGTAATTCTATCATCAAGATCTTTAAACGGTAAAGAATTTAATAACAAATAAGCAGAACCAACATATTTCCCTGATGATTCATTATTGATAAATTCTTTATATAACTGATTATGAAAATATGGTGTATTTAATATATGTTTTTCAATTGTTATTGTGTCAGATACCCTTAAATCTATTGTATTTAAAAATAAATTTTTTCCACATTCGGGCTTATTGTCCTTAACCCACATATGACCACTACTATATGATGTAATAAAATCTGTTGGTTCGTTAATGGTTAATAACATATTTAAATCCAAATTATTTGATTCATAAGTGGTTTGCCCAAGATATGATAAATAAAGTGGTGAATTAAAAGGATATATTGATTTTCTATAATTTTCAGCTTTATAGTTTTCAAGAAAATTTTTAACTTCCGGATATGTCTTAGTCTTACTAAACGCACCACTTTTTCCAGTATGTTTCTGAATAGTATAATCTTTTTCTGTTGCGTTTTTTATATATTCTACTGATGGTATTTGATCTTCATAATAAGGATAACGATATGATAATGTTTCTAATTCTTGTATTAATTTCGAGAAACTCGTTATATTTCTTTTTAATACATCAACCACATCTATATCCTCACCAAGCTGGTTTTTAAGATTTTGATATTCAATTTCGGCTAGTTCAAGTACGGCTTTATCATTATATGGTGTAAATAATGTTGTATATTTTGCTCTCTCATATAACTCATAAATGATTGAACCAATAGATTTATCAGTATACGGCATCATATTTATAATATCAGTCAAAACACTTAAGTTATAGTTCTTCATGTTTAGGCTGGTATCAAAAATATAATTAATATTATCCGGACTATTTTCTTTACCTCCAAGATTATCTTTTTGACTTGTTGCTATTGCATAAAAATTTTCAATAAAATCTACTTCAGGCCATAATGTTGCATCATATGACTGTAATTTATTTGATATAGACTTATCACCCGGATATAAAAGTACCATACTTTTATTACCATAATTTTGTACCTTTACCTCGGGCCACGGATAAATCGCATTATTTCTATTGTCTGTATCAGTTAAAACTGAATTTAATATTTTTTTTCTATCTTCCGCTCGTTCAAACGCTTTAAAATGAACATCTTTCATTAATCTTAAAAAGGTTTCAGCATTTGCAAGTAAAACACCAGTAATATTTCTAACTGTTGGGACAAAACCAATACCGATTTTTGGATCTCGTTTACTTGAAACAAAATCATTCATCTTTCTTTCTATTTCAATTTCAATTTGATTTCTTTGTTCAACATAATCTTTTCGAATATCATCTATTCTCATCATTAAACCATCAAAATCAAACCCAACGATTCCATTTGAAATAATATAAAAATCACTTAATCGCTTTATTGATGAACATGAAATAATTTTAGGTTGAATTTCCTCTCCTTTTAAAATAGTTTCATCTCTATAAATTCCAAACGCTAGATTCTGCTCAAGTTCATCAATTGCTCTACTTAATATTAAAGCAATCGATCCAACTTGATCTCCGGTGATGTTTGTTAATGACCCTTTGTCGGTACTATTCAATGTGTAATATGGAATAAATTCTGATTCACCTGTAAACACATTTTCTCTTGTCTTAGTTGTTGTTATTGGTGATGCTGTCACCAAATTCATTTTCCTCCACGTATCACACCCCTCAACCAAAAATCTTAATTTGTCTTCATAATCTTTTATTGCCCCCAAAACACGATGATGGATTACTTTAGGAAATATTTCTCTTTCTAAAATTTTTTCTAACTCACCTGCAACAGAAATAATCTCCCTTAACGTTTTAACGGGAAAATCGGGTGGTAATAAGCCCTTGCTAATATATTCTTGATACACTGACTTTAATACTCGATAACCTTTTGTTGTCTTACTTATTAAAACATCCGTTTGTTTGGTTTTTTCATTATATGTTTCAGAAATTTTATTCTCTGTTGCATAAAAATATGGTGCGTTTAATACAGCATCCATCGGAATATCAGCAAGATATGCATACGTTGATCCAACAAAATTACATTCAATATCAAAATTACCGGTTGATGAATTATATCTAGCATTAAATTTAATCATATGTAATCTATACCGTATCGCCTTTCCATAATAACCTTTTACTGTAAGATAAAACAATGGCCATGGTAAATGAAAAAACGCTGAATATGGTGAATGCTCGGGCGATTCAAATAATGTTTTTCCCCTAACATCAACAAATCTCATAACAACTCTTGGAATAAAGTTCGCACCACGTACTTGTATTGAAACACTATCTATTCCAAAACTTTGTGTTGTTTCATCATTGGTATAATACGTTGCGTCATTAGATAACGATGTCGCCTTTCGTTCGAAATATGCATCTGTCCAAGTTGTATCATAGTCGCGACCATTAGCGTTACGCATAAAATTTAATGTTCCTTTAGCAACCGATATTAACGTACTTTTAGTGTCATTATTTATTAAAACAGATCTCGGAACTAAATCAGCTTCCAAATTAACAAACATTATATAATTTTCCGGTTCAACGCCTCGTGGTTTGACTTCACCATTATCCAATATGCTATTAGGATCGATATAAATTAAATTATTTTGATCGACCTTTACTAGTATTTCATTTGTTGTTTTTAAATTGTTATTCGCCATAATATAATCTATACAAATCTATACTTTTCCTATAATCTTGTAAAGACGGAATAAGTGGATATGGTATTCTCAATATAAAATGATCCGGTATTGTAAATTCAATCCCACCACATGTTGGATTTGCCAACAGTATCAACCAGCCGAATAAAGGTGAATTATAATATTCTTGAGATAATTTATCTAATCTATCCTTGTTACGTTTAAATTCAATATATTTATCTGTCGGTTTAATGGGAATTTCAATACCCGGCACAATCTTATGTTTTCCGTCATCAAAAAAATACTGATATCTATCAAAATATTGGTTATTCATTATTTTTACTATTTTATCCCGATAATCCAAAAGATGGACGATAATAATTTAATATACTCTCCACATCATTTTTTCTTGTTTTATTAACTAATATTAGCTCTTGTTGTATTGAAGTATCATTAATTTCAACCTCATCATTAATTTTATATAATATGTTATTCCCATTTACCCTAATTGGATATTCTGGAATTTTGAAATTCTTTTCTTTCGGCATTTTTAAGAAAAACTTATCTAATCGTTTATCAATGTTTTCTTTTATTTTATCTGTGAAAACCGAATTTGAGTCGAACAATTTCATTATTTCATTTTTTCTTTCTCTCAAAAAGATTGAAAGAAAATATGAAACATCATTTGTTGTCATAGTCTTACTTCTAAAATCATAACTAATATCTAAATCTTCAGTAAACTTATGTTGTTGATTTTGTATGAAATATATTAAATTTTGATATTCATAGTAAATCTCAGAAACATCACCAACATTCAGAATTGCCCCCATAAATTTATTATCAACTTTTTTCGCATCCTGTTGATGTTTTAAAATAAAATTTAATTTATCTAACAACATAATTATTCTATTCCTACTTTCTTCAAGCGATAAGATGGATTTCGTATCTGAAACCATCGTTTCAACAAAATTTTTAATGTTATTTATAATGTATGGTTTGATAATCATTTCAGTTCTTTCTAATAATGAACCCGGCATGTCTTTATGTAAACCCAAAATATTACTAATATTTTCTCCACTAATTTGATTATCAAATGTTGTTATAAAATCCAGTGTTATTACGTCTAACTCCTTATTTTTAGGATAATTACCTAACATTTCAAATGAATCTATCCCGTTGCCGGTTTGTACTTCATACTGAAATATTTGTCTATATGTTGGTGACAAAAATATTGACGATAATTTATGTCCATATTTTGTTGTTATAATATTATAGACATTTTGATATCGATTAAAATAATTAGTTATAGCATCATAAAGTCCATCAATTATTTCAGTATAGTCAAGTGACATATCAGATAATGTCCCAATATATTGTCCTTCCGTTAATAAATTAGTATCTGTAATTTTATCTAACGGATCCGGTTTAACCGAAATCCCCGCATTTCTACTAAGTTCATCCAAAAATTCTTTAGAAAATTCTTGTTTATAAAATTCAGTTCTATCTTCTGTCGATATTGACCGTGGGTCATACATTTCAGTATTTGCATAGAAATTAGATGAAAGTGCATTTTGTAATCTTTCAACAGGTCTTTCTAATCCCTGTCCACCAATAAAACTAATCATTAATGTAACATCAGCTATCATTGGTTGCACCCCAATACCTTCCGGATTTAAATCCCAAATATTTTCTTCAAATGAAATATTAACGTCTCGAATTATAATTTTGGAATGATAAAAATCTCCGATTCGTAATATACATACTGGTGGAGGACCAAATGTGGTATTCCTAGCATTTAAATCACTTTCATCAGATATCCCCCTAATTGGTAACGTATCACCAGGCCTCACACATTGTTGTAAAAATGTTAATCTGGCATTTAATCCTTCTGGTGTCATTGAATGAAAAGTAGGATGGAAATATCTTAATTTTTCTCTCAATGATGAAAATTGTAACGGTGACTCCTCTTCTAATTGTTTAAAATAATAACATTCTGATAACGATTTCATTATCAATGATTTTATAGCATCAATTGGTGGTCTTTGTTTATTACCTGTTGGGACATCATGTTCAACCTCAACGAGTTTACGTTCTGTCATTAATGTTGTTGGTTGTGATATTGCCAAATCTTGTGATTTTATTTCATCAACAGACGTGGTCAACTGTTCTCTCTTAACATATCCCATAGCAACATGTGTTTGCCTACACCAGAATGTCGATGGCGCCGTTTCTTTTAATTGTGACGATGTTAATAATAATTTAGCATCAGAACAGTCAAGTGTGTTATCATCAATATTTTGTTCTCCTTGATTAATAATAAGTGAAAAAACTAATCTTCCATCATTAGGATAACCAAGGTGTTCTTTAAAACTGAGTATAATATCTCGTTCTGTTTCAATCACCTGATTTGTCACATTAATTTTCCATTGAACTGCATCGATGGCAACATTCACATCAGCCCCATCGTTAATTAATTTTTTTATAATATCCTTAATTATACTATAACTTCTTCGATACGCAAGCCGCAAATTATAATCTGAATTTGCAATAGGTGATGTCCTTGATTTTAGTAAAATCTCAAAACTATCTATCGTATTATCTAATAATTGTGTCTTAACATTGTCTAAATACTGACAATACGACGAATAATTATCTTGTAACACACTAAAACCTTTTTCAATGTCATTATTAACTTCTAAAACCAATTCATTTAAAACATCATCTGTTGGTTTTTGTGTTACTTCAATACCTCTAGATAAAACACTAAAATCGTGCTTTTCATTCATTCCCCATGTTGTTTTGCCAGTTAAAAATCTTAAACCATCATTTAAATCTTTTATATATTTGTCTTTACTTCCAATATAGTTATCATATAACTCATTATATGTGCTTGGTGTATATAACAATCCAGGTAGCACATTCGCATTTGGTTTTGGAAAATCATTTTTATAATATAAAACGAAATTACCCATAATATTCTCTTTGGGTTTAATCTCGGCTTCTTTTACGGGCGTCGGTACATCAGTCACAATTTCATTAAATACCGATTTATTACGTAAAACTGTCTTCGGATCTTTATTTTGATTCAAATATGCCATGATTGTTTCAAGTTCATCAGGTGTCAATGTTGGATAATTTCTTACCAAATCATATAAATCAAAATCTTTACAACCAGCAAAAAAAGCATTGATATAATTATCAGCTTCATCATTTGACATATTTTTAAAATGTTTTTGTGTTAAAAGATTTAATATACTTGGATGATCAACAACAACTTTAAACTGAACTTGTCCCGATCTCTGTGTGTTTGAATATGTGTAAACTGGTTCTGGCCTTCCCAGAAAAACATTATCCGTCCAGTTTGCTGAATTTTGCTCATTAACTGTTAAACCATAAGGTGGAAACCACATAATTCTTCCACCATTTGGTCCTCTTTCACAATATGGTAAATCACTATATGTAAAACCCGGTGTATCCGACATTTTCCACGCAAGATTTTCAATAGAAAACATATATTTTTTCGCATAAAAACCCTGTGCCCCAATACTTTTACCCCATTGTTCTGATGTGGTATCAAATGAACCATTTCCATTTGAATTTGGATATATATTTAAATTCCATGGTCTCGTTAAAACACTGCTTTTTAATTTTCTATAATTACCAGTCCGTTTCATGGTGTCAGAATAATTCATATATGATCTATCTTTTGTCCAGACCCTACAATATTCAATACCACTTTCAGAATTAGTAAACTGGTCAATATATCTAATTGCCGAACCTTTTGACATTTTAACATCACCATCCATAAACACACGACTTGTTTGATCAATAACATTTGCAATGTGAGATCTTGCGGGTCCACCTTCTAACGGCATTGTTTCAAGTATTTCTTGTGTTATACCTAAAATTGATCCATCCTTAAATTTATAATTTGTTGATAACGAATCTTCAAATTGTGATCCCTGTGTGTTATATTCATCATTACCAACACCCAATCTATTTCGTGATTTCGTTGTATACCATGTTAAATTTCCACTAATACTACCACCCTCACCAATATTTTTTGTTCTTTGAAATAATCTTGCTTGAATAGGGTCAAACATTAATGACAGATAATAACCACTTCTTACTGGTCTATCATTAAAATCGTTCATCGCAAATTTTACATCATTACCTCTATCATCACCAATATAAGCGATACCAGCGGGTGCTTCAACACCCAATGCGTTTTTAATATTTTGTCCAACATTATCAATAAAATTAAAAAGTTTTGATGTATTTTGAGACCTGGCAGTTGTGGTGTAATTCGGTGCATATTTTGAATATGATAAATTATCATATAAAATAGATAATTGTCTACTTCCAGTATATTCAATAAGTAAATCTGATGGCTTTCTAGATGAAATTGGCCGTCTTTGAATACCAATTAACGAGCCTAACACTCCGGTCGCATCTTGATATATTGAAACAGCTTCACTTCTAGTTGATGGTCTTGGATTAATCGGATTCTGTGGGTTCGTCAAATAATCCCCAGGAATTTCAGCCCACGGAAATTCAACACCACTAACTGTTTGTAAAAAATCAATGGTTTTACCAGGTAATGTTTTTGCGACGGTTATTTTTGAATTAAATTCAATTAAAGGTTCTCTTCCTGTAACAAGATTTGTTGCTGTCGCTATATTACCATCCAACGCATCTATTAATCTTACACGTCCAACAGTTGCGCTATATAAATTTTGTGCAATTCTTGAAAAAACCGGTCCTTCGGGGTTATCTTTAATATTCCATGCCGCAAATTTCATTAATTCAGATTCAGTTTCATAATTTTTTGACGACATAATACTAACAAAACTATGATGTTGTCCTTTAACAAAATACGGATATAACTCTAAATTTGCTTTTCGTGGAATAGTATTAATATTTTCATTTATGAAATATTCGGTAGGTTTAAAAATATTGGAATTCTGTGTTCGTAATAAATCATTTTGCCTATTAGTGTCAACTGCACCCGGATCAACATTTGACATTGTACTCAAATTATGAATAGCATAATTTTCACTACTGAATGTTTGTGGTCCATTTGGTGATGGTAAAGTTTTTGCTAATATAAAATCTCTAAATTTTTTACTTGCATTAAAGTCAACATAACTTGGCATATCATTATTTTAATAATAAATATGAGCCAATGAAATTATTTTATACTTAAAAAACTTTTACTGAAATCTCTCATATATTCAGGATCACTAAATAACATTCTTCGTAATGGATCGGTTAATGGTGAATTTGAATTAAGATTCACATCAACTATAACTCTCTTTGTTATTAGTTCTTCTACACCTTCATTTACTTTAGTAACTGGCGTTGTGCTAGTTGTGGTTACAGGTAATGGTCGTTGTTCTTCAACACTACTAACCCCCCTATTTTTTGGTAATTTCAACCAATCGGGTAGATTACTATTTTTTATAGCACCCTCCAAAAAATCAGTTTTATTTTCAATCCATTCACCACCTTTCATCGCAAATCTATCACTAACACCACTAACTGTTTGTGAATTAACACCCAAATATCTTTCAATAGCAGCGTGAATAGTTTCACCAACACCAACCCTTGCAACTGCAACAAGATAAGAAAGATCCCGACTAATATTTTCAATCATTGTGACTTGTTGTCTTGCAATGTCTTTCATATCCATTTCTTTAAATCGTTCTTGCTCCTGTAATAAAATATCTTTTTGGTGTTCATTCATTTTAGACAATTCCAATGTGGTTTCTCCCATGTCTAGTCCCATCTGTTCTCTCATATCTTTTGGAACTTCAATAACCATTCTACCACCCTTCATTTGAGCAAGGTTGGTTATGAATTCTTTTTCATCATCTTCCATGACTAATCCGGCTAATGCTAAATCTGTAGATGCTTGCAACCTTTCCATACCGGCAATTCCTGTACTTGTCAATTCTTCCATCGACATACCAAAAAGTTCGGCCATTTCTTTTGCTCTCCTTAAATTAGCACCAGTAACTTCAAATCGTCCTTGCTCTGCATTATACGTAACTAATGATCTTGCAGCACCAATAATTGCTGTTTGCAACCCCTCAACATCATTTGTTGCCATATACATCATTCGAATTGGATCATTTAAATCACCATATGCACCACCAATCATTTGTAAATTAGCAACAATTTCCAACGCACCATCTGGATCCCAAACCTTTTCAGCTAGATTAAAGACATTTTCCATATTCATCCTAAATTCAATGGAACGTTGAACCATTCTATTTAATCCTTCAACACCATTTCTAAAACCATATTGATTTAATTTTTCCAAATATTTGTCAATACCCGCAGTTGTTTCTCTGGCATTTAATCCTAATGTTAACGAATTTAAACCCATTCTTTCAATCATCTTAGACATATCTAAAACACCATAACCAACCCTTTCAAAATCCTTCGCCATACCAGCAAATTCCTTCATATCTCTTGTGAATTTACTAGCTAAAGCCATTTCTGCTATTGTGTCTTTGCTAAGTAGTTTAAATTTTCCTGATTGTGCTACAGTTTCAGTTACTGAATCTGATAATTCCTCAAAGCTTATACCCAATTTTATTGCTTCGGGAGAAGCGGCCATGATCTCTTCACGAAATGAACGTGATAAAGTACCCGTCATACCGGCTTCTTCATTTATTTTCCGTAAAAGACTAGCCTGCTCTTCTAAATAAACATTTACCTGATCAAGTATCAATCTTCGACCAAGTTCTGCACCAGCACCACGTATTCCACGAAATCTTCCACTTTCGTCAAAAAATGTTTGAAGAGCGTCTTGAACATCAATAAATTCACCTTTTTCACCCGGCCTTTCTCGTAATTGTGTCGAAACAAATCTTTCAATCCATCCTTCCACAGTTGTTGGTCTTCCTCCACTACTACCACCACTACTTCTATTTGGAAATCTTTGTTTATTTAAACCAGAATATAACCGTGATAAACTTTTTGCAGTATCCTCCGTGATCATATCGTCTGGATGTGCAGTATTCCATAACTTCATCAATCTAATATAATCACCCTTTGAGTCGAGTATTGCTTGTTCTATTGTGAGACCAATTGCCATATCCTATAAATAGATAATTATTTATTTTTACTTTCTATTTCTTGAATATGCTGAATTAAATATCTTCTTATGTATATCGGCATACCAATAACATCAGAATATGAAAAACCTCGATAAACTAAAAATAAAATTTCATTTAATTGACCTTTTCTATAATCCGTAGAAAGGGCGAAAAAATTCTACCCCAAATCCAATATCAACTTGGATTTCATCTCCTGACGGGGTCGTTACTTTTTGTGATAAATCTAAACCTGGTTTATTTTCTGAAACATATTTTCGAAAATCCTGAGAATCTTTAATCGGCATCTTATATTCGATGAAATTATGAATTTCCATTTGACTTCTATTACCATTTATAGATTTAATCATAAATTCAAGACGCTTTGTCATTATTGGGGCAACGCCCTCACCATTCCAAGTTTCCTCAATTTTTTGAAGTTCGTCTTCCTGTTTTTGTGTCAAAAACTTGAAAGTGATATTAACACCACTTTTTTTCATAAAATAAGGATATTCACCATTCTGGTCCGGAATTAATGTAAATTCTTTTACTTTTAACCGGGAAAGATCTACCATAACTGTAAATTTCTCTTCTGTTTTTGGATCCATTAAATTCATATTATATTCTGAACCAAAAGCAGTATTTCTTAAAAATATTAAAATAGCCTGTTTATCTTCTTGAACAATTTCTTCAACTGGGAGATCTTTATCCAAAACTTTTCTTTTTAGAAGTTCATTGATAATTTTATTCGAAGCAATTAAATTTGGTGATGATAAAATATTTTCATCGGCCGCAGTTAAATATGCAACTCTAACAGATTTTTTTCCATTACTGTAATGTATACCCCCACTTGGTAATTCCACGACATCATATGCTATCGATGGATCAATCTTAAATTCACTCATTTACTTTATTTTTTTTATAAATATTATACGAAAAATTTTTATTAAAGTACATTAAATTCCCATTTAATGTGTCCACAATCATAAATTCTATATATTTTCCTATTAAACATAATATCCCTTTCTGTTTTATTTTTATCATAACCTTCTTTAACTAGTATTGATTTTCTAAAATTAAATCTATGATATCTTTGATTATTTATTACATACCAATAATTTGGTTTTGATTGAGATTTTCTTTTGAAACCCAATTTTTCATATAAACTACCATTAAATAATCTAATATCAGAATAAGAAATAATTTTTGTGGGAGAATATGTTTTAAGAAAATAATTAAATAATTTACTAGCACCACCAATAACATTGACGTTAATTTTGTTACAAAATCTCGTCAATTTCCATTCATTATTTTTACCACCAACAACAATTCTGCCTTTTGAAAAAGTCATAACAGAAACCAAATCATTTTTATAATATAAACCAATTTTAATTTTGGAATTAACATTTCCTTGAATATGATTATTAATAAGAAAATCCTTACATGTATTTGAATCGATTTCTTTAATTTCACATTTTTCAGCAAAAATATTATCATCTAGTTTACCCAGTCTATTTTTGATTATTGATTCAACAATTTCTTTTTTAAATAGCCATTCATCTTCAAAAACATGAATTAAATCAACATTTTTTTCTTGACATCTAATAGTTTTTTTTAAATGATAATCTGATGGTACAAATAATTCATTATGCCAATATAAACCATCAAATTCTATTGCCAATTTATAATCTGGTATCAAAATATCTAATTCCTGTCTATTTAATAAGCTTCTATCAGATGATATGTATTTTATTGACAAACCATTAAGGAAATTAGACAAATCATTTTCATGACTACTTTTTTGACTTTGACCTATTGGATTACATTCAGGACATATAATTTGATTATATTTTACTCTTCCGTGTAATAAATGCTTTTCAATTTCAATTATTCTATTACACAAATTACATTTAATTTTAACCTTATTTTTTGTTATTTTAACAATATTAATATCTGGATATATGTTTCGAAATTTTTTATCAATAATATCTTTATATTCATTTGATTTTGAAAAATTTTCCACACCATATTTTTCTTTACAAGTTTCAATATATTTTTTATGATTACAATATTTTTGAGAACCATATTTAATTAATTTTGTTTTGGCCATTTTTTTTGGATTATTATAATTTTCATTCCCATATTTTTCTAATTTTGTTTTTCGTTGTTTTTTAATGAAATCTTCATGTTCAGGATAAAAATCAACATTATATTTTCGTTGAAATGTTGCCTTTTGCCTTTTAATCATTTCATTTTTATTATTATTAATACAATTTAATGAACAAAAATCACCATATGGTTTATCAAATCTTTCCCTAAATTTAATTTCTTTTCCACATGTTTTACATTTTGGACGTTCGGTTAAATTATTAAAATAAAACCATATTTTTTCTTTAAAACTTAAATCATATTTAAATTCTTTAGAATAATTTATAATTTTATTATATAATTCTGGCTGGTGATGTTTTAACCATTTTTCGTTGGTTTTATAACCAGATTTATTATCTGTTGTGAAAAATGAAAAATCCATATATTTACATTTTCGTAAAAATATGGATTTTTTTTTAGGATGTCAAGGATATACGAGAATTATTTTAATATACTTGTATACAACGATCCATTCGTAAACTACATTCAATAGTTGCTATATCATCTCTTGAATAATCAAGATCACCAAAATTTATATTAGTTAAAAATGTTCCTTGAAGTATCCATTTTTCAACAACAACTCCTGTTGGATCTAACATATCTAACTCTATGTCTTTTTTATAGCCACAAGAATACCCCATTCTCCCCGTAACAGATTCTGCATGTAAACGTACCCATTCCATTAACGCCTGTGATGCTGAAGGACCAATCGGATCTCTAAATTGAACACGTAATTCATCCCATACAAATCTACCTGCAACATAAGTTGATGTATTTAAAAATTGGATTTCAGTAGAGTTAATTTTCATACTAGGTCTATTAGCAGAAAACACATACCATTCATTAATTCCTAAACTTGAAGGAAATCTTAAAATAAATCTATTTTTTCTTTTAGGCTCGTAAGGTACGGGCATCTTCATTAATAAGTCAGCCATTGTGCATTTTTATATTAATTTGT